TATAGGCTCGACCGCCGATCTGTGCGACGCGGCGCATGAAATATTTTTCGATGTCTTTCTCTAGCATAAAAAGTCTCTTGACATACCCGTAAAGAAAAGTCTAGTGTCGAATCACTGAAAGGTAAGGTAATGACACACAGTAATATCGTCGGCGGCTCGTCCGCAAAGCGTCTAATTAAATGCCCTGGCTCTCGTAAGTTAGTGGCGGAATTACCCCCTAAACCGACAAGCAGTTACGCGGAAGAAGGTTCGCGTCTGCACGACGCCATGCACATGATCTTGTCGCACGGCGCGAAGGTCGACGACTACACGGATAATGAGAAGATTATCCTAGCGCTTGACGCGTTGAATGAAATCGACCCTAATAACGAGTTGGAGTTTGCCACAGAGGTTAACGTTCACTTTGGAGGCTTCCTTGCCGGAGTTTTTGGTAGTTGCGATCTCGCTGGCCGCATACGCAATCGCGCGATACTGCTAGACTGGAAGTTTGGAGACGGCGTTGCTGTCGACGCAGAAGAGAACGAACAGCTTATGTTCTACACGGCGGCCGGTATGCGCACGCCAGAACTGCGCTGGGTGTTTGAGAACGTCGACGAGATCGAACTAATCATCGTGCAGCCGCCGTATGTAAAGCGCTGGGTGACGACGCCCGGTCGCATAAAAGCGTTTGAGCGCACGCTGTATGATGCTGTGCAGCAATCTTTCAAGCCCGACGCGCCGTTTGCCGCTGGTGATCATTGCCGTTGGTGTTCGGCTAAGCCTGTCTGTCCGTTGCTTACAGGTAAACTTGAGCGCGCCGTTGCGACTAAAGTGAAGGCGATTGACCCGGAGAAAATGCAACATGCTTTGGCGATGGCGATACTTGCGGAAGAATGGGCTAAAGGCGTTCGTGAACTGGCCCAGACGATGCTGGAAAATAACGCGCCAGTGCCGGGGTGGAAACTCGTGCCCAAACGGGCCACTCGCCAATGGGCTGATCCTGTTACGGCGGAAGCGACTTTTAATGAAATGGGATTGGGTTTCACGGAGTTCATGGAATTAAAATCGCCGGCACAAATCGAAAAGGCGCTTAAAAAGCGTCATATTGCGATGCCGGAAGGTTTTACCGTTTCCATGTCAACAGGTAACACGATAGCGCCGGAGAGCGATCCCCGTCCTGCCGTGCTTACAATAGGCAAGGACATCCGTTCTGCCTTCTCTAAGCTAAAGGTCTAGTCATGTCTAATATTGTGAAGTTCGGCAACGCCAATCTCCCCACCGCTGCGTCTCTGGCTGAGTCGCTGCGTAAACTCGATACTGACGCTGGCGTCGGTTCGGTCATCCTGAAAATGGATAAGACCGGCCATTGGGTTTACGGCGCGGATCAGACTGAGATCGACAAAGACGGACGCTGGGCGGTCAATCCGTTCTCGTTCGTCCACGGTTTCATCGCGTGGGGCGAAGGCGAAGTGCTTGGCGAGAAGATGGTGTCCATTACGGAGCCGCTTCCCGAACTGGACGTGCCCCCGCCTGGCGCTAAGCGCGGATGGGAGCCGCAGGTCGGCATGAGCGTCAAGTGCCTCGACGGTGAGGATGCTGGCACGGAAGCCCGCTACACGGTCACGTCCGTTGGCGGTAAGCGCGCTATGCACCAGCTTGCCATGAAGGTTGCCGATCAGGTCGAGAAAGATCAGGACGCCCCTGTGGCCGTCGTGAAACTCGGCTCGGAATATTATCAGCATAAGTCCTACGGTCGCGTCTACACTCCGGTGTTTGACGTGATCGAATGGATTTCGCTCGACGGTGCGCCAGCCGAATCGGTCGATGGCTCTACCGCAGACACTGGCCGTCGTCGTCGCGGCTGATGATAGAGAGGCGGCGGCTTAGGCCGCCGTCTTTTTCTGGGAGAGCCGATGACTGACTATACCGACCTAATCGAACGGCTGCGCGCTCCCGTGCCGACTGTCTATGACTGCAAAGACGCCGCCGACGCATTAGAGGCGCAGGCACGACGGATTGCGGAGTTGGAAAAGATGCTCGCCGTGCATCGTCTGGCGGTTGACGTTGACGCCTTAAAAGCCCGCATCGCGGAGTTGGAAGCGGAGAACGAAGAACTGAAAAAGGCAATTTCTAAACCGTGGATGGGTTCTGCCCGCGCCGCTTATCTGGGAGAGAAGGAATGACTGACTACACCGATTTAATCGAACGGCTGCGTGGGAACGATATGCCTTGGTCTGTCAAAGACGCCGCCGACGCATTAGAGGCGCAGGCGGGGCGGATTGCTGAGTTGCGTAAAGAAGCTGACATGATGCACAGCGAATACAAGACAGCCCGCGCCCGCATCGCGGAACTTAAAGCGGCGCTGAAGCCGTTTGCTGACAAGGCGGATAAAGCCGAAGGCCCGTTTGAGCCGCCGTATCCTGTGGACTATTCGTTATGGAGAGCCGCCCGCGCCGCTTATCTGGGAGAGAAGGAATGAGTGACGACTTTATTGCGCTGCTGCGCGACGAACTTGCGGAAATGGCGTCAACCGCTTCCGTCGATATGGAATTGTGGAACAGGTTTTCAAACCGCGTTCTTAAAGCCGCAAACGTCATTGAAGAACAAGCCGTCCGCATTGAGGACATCGCAGAGAAATACAACAACGCTCTATTGTCGCCTGTTACAGAGAAGATGCTGAAAAACGCGGTTGAAGAGATTGTTCAGTTAAAGGCGGCGCTTAAGCCCTTCGTTGACATGGCAGACGAGTATGACGCCGCTTTTCCTCGGCCCTTGAATATTTGCCTTGCAGAATATCCAGAGGATTACCCTTTGTGGTGTCAAGCCCGCGCCGCTTATCTGGGAGAGAAGGAATGAGTGGTTTTGGTTTCGGAAAAGGACCGCCTTTGACGGCGGAACACCAAGCGGTGCATGAAATCCGCGCTGATGAAACGCTGGCGCTACGCGCCCGCATCGCGGAACTTGAAGCGGAAGTTGCTGACTTGAACGAGTGTCTTACCCTTGCCCACATGGACGGTTTTGAAAAAGGGCGTGACGCCGCCCGCGCCGCTTTGGGAGAAAAGGAATGACTGAACCCAGATCAATAGAACTTGAACTTCGCTGGCTGCGCGCACGTTTTAACGACGCAGAGTGGGAGCAAGATGAAGGGATGATGGCTTCACTCTCTTATCAAATCAATCGGTTGGAAATGCTACAATCCTTGGGCGAACGATTCGACGTAAATCACTGATTTTGTTCGAACTTGACACGCTCAACGTGTTGTGCAATGATCGAACTGTGAACAAATCACACAATAACTAAGAGGCAATACCATGCGACCGACTCAGTTAGAAGCTACTCTTACGGCTCTTATCTCTATCAATCGCACGACTACTATCGAAGGCGCACCCGGTGGTGGTAAGACTACCATTGTTCATGCCGTCGCCAATAAGATGGGTAAGCACTACATCGAACGGCATCTCCCTACGATGCTTGTCGAGGACTTTGGCATACCCGTTATCGGTGGCGATACGCTGACTTATAAAATCCCTGACTGGTTTCCTTCCAAGGGTTCTTCGTGGGATGATGGTAAGGGCGGTGTGCTATGCTTCGACGATAGGAACCAAGCTAATGCAGATATTCAGAAGGTGCTGGCAAACATTTGTCAGGCTCGTAATCTGCATGGTGTTCCCCTTGCTGATGGCTGGACTGTCGTTTCTACTGGCAATCGGCAGTCTGATCGTGCTGGCGCAAACCGCGTTCTTAGCCATCTGCGTAACCGTGAAACGGTTATTGAGTTGGATACTCACTTGGATGACTCGACGCAGTGGATGATCGACAACGCCGTTAAGCCAGAGGTTATCTCATTCCTTCGCTTTCGTCCCAACCTGCTGCATGACTTCGATCCGCAGCGTGATAGCAACCCCACGCCTCGCTCTTGGGTCGAAGGTGTTAGCGCAGTGCTTGGCGTTGTGCCTTCCGAGTCTGAGTATGAGTGCTTCAAGGGCGCAGTAGGTGAAGGCGCTGCGGCTGAGTTTGTTGGCTTCATGCGTATCTTCCGCAAGCTGCCTAATCCTGACGCTATCTTGCTTAATCCAGATAAATCCGATGTGCCTTCCGATCCGGCGACACTCTATGCCTTATCGGGCGCTCTGGCTGAACGTGCGTCGGATGCTAACTTTGCTCGTGTCTGCACATATGCCGAGCGTATGCCGCCGGAGTTTTCTGTGCTGACCATTAGCTATGCCGCCCGCAAGAACCCATCACTGGCTTCAACCCAAGCGTTTACGACATGGGCTGTTAAGCACCAAGACGTTTTGTTCTAATGGGCTATCGTTCTGATGTGGCGTTGGGGATTGCGTTCCCCAACAACGCCGCGCTGGTGTCGTTCCTAACAGCGCAGAAGCTAACAGGCACAAAGGAGATGCAGGAAGCGATTAAACAGTTTGGTGTTACGCATATGTCCGCAGCCTACAAGGAATACGTTGTGCTGTGGGTGTATGAGGAACAAGTGAAGTGGTATCCAGACTACCCAGAGGTGATGGCCTACAACCAGATCATCCAGAACGCCAAGGACTTAGACTATTCAACGATTGAAATAGAGATAGGAGAGGAAACGAATGACATAAAGTTTGAGGTTAATCACGGCGAAAAATCAGACTGTGCCTGTCTATATGACTCGTTTGATATTCGGCGTGAAATAAACCGACCTGAAAGCTGGCAAGATATATCCTCGTTTGTCAAGGAGAACTAACCATGAACCTTAACGACCGTGCGCTGCTGGTGCAGCTTAACATTTCACAGTGGACGGCGCGCAAACATGACAAGCGCGCTACGGAGGACGTTGCTGCGATGCACAACGCTGGCAAATCTGCTGGCCGGTATCACAAAGCGTTGCTTCCCATGAACGATTATCTGGATAACGTGCAAAAGAAAGCCACGCTGATCCGCACCCGTTACTACCAGAACACGTTGCCGTGGGCGATGGATGGCACTCAGATGCTTCCATCTGCTAATTACCTGTCGTTTATGACTGACTTCCGCAAACAGAAAGCGGAGTGGGAGTATGCCGTTGCGTTGTTTATCGACCACTACGATGACATGAAAACCATAGCCAAGCGTGTGCTTGGTTCGCTCTACTCCGAGGCTGACTACCCGTCGGAGCAAGAGATCATCCACAAATTCAAGATGGATATGGCTGTGTTTCCTGTGCCTTCCACTGACTTTCGTGTGCAGTTATCGAACGATGAACTAAACCATATTCGTGGTGACTTAGAAGCTAGGCTTGCTACTGCACAGCAAGCGGCTGTGCGTGATGTGTGGGATCGACTGTTCGACAAAGTAAAACATATTGCTGACAAGCTGGCCGATCCCAAAGCTATCTTCCGTGACAGCATGGTGGAGAACGCCAAAGAATTGTGCGAACTACTGCCAAGGTTAAACTTTACTGATGATCCGAACCTTGAGATGATGCGCGCAGAAGTGGAAGCCAAACTAATCGGCCATCATCCAGAGGCGTTGCGTAACAACCTTGACTTGCGACACGACACTGCGTCCGAAGCGAAAGCTATCATGGATAAGATGTCTGTGTTTATGAATGGCTTATGAAATACGATAGCTGCCAGTTTGCTATTGTATAGTCTCACCTGACTTGCATGGTGATCGAGTGGGACTCGAAAACTGGGAAACGAGGAAGCACTAAGAGTCGTCGCGGCAATCGCGTAACACGCTGCGGCGACTCACTTTTCCGGCGACTTGACACGCGCCGCAACGTCGTGCATCATCGGGCTGTGAACTGAACACACAAAGGACTAAGGCAATGGACTTACTCAAGCGGTTATCGAAAGCCAAGACTGGCCTAATCCTAGAGCATCCCTTCATCGGATCGGTTGCCATTAACATGCCGTTCGAACTGGACGAAACCATTGCGACTGCTGGCACCAATGGCAAGCGTGTTAGATTTAACCCTGCGTTTATTGAGAAGCTGACTGATGAGGAACTTAAATTCCTTGTCGCTCACGAGTGTCTCCATCCCATGCTCGAACATAACTATCGCCGCAATGGACGGACTGCCAAGCGTTGGAATCAGGCGGCTGACTATGTGATTAACCAGCTTCTTGTCGATGAAAAGATTGGCAAGTTTATCGACGGCGGCTGTCTCAATCAGGCTACCTATAACGCTGGCGGTGGCACCAGTGACGGTATCTATAACATACTGCCGGAAGATAACGGCGAAGGTGGAGGTGACATCGGTGGCGCTGGCAATGATCTGGAAGATGGTGAAGGTTCACCTGCCGAACAGGAACAACAAGCCGCAGAATGGCGTGTCAAAGTTGCCCAAGCCGCGCAAGCCGCGAAGATGATGGGTAAACTGTCGGCTAACATGCAGCGTTTTGTTGACGAAGTATTGCAGCCCAAGGTTGCATGGCAGGATGTGTTGCGTCGGTTTGTGCAGAAAGCCAAGACGGATCAGCGCACGTTCGCCCGCCCCAACCGTAGGTTCTTGGCGCAGGGTTTGTATATGCCGTCCATCACTGGCGAGGTTCTTGGTGAGATTGCCATTGCCGTTGATTGCTCTGGCTCTATCGGTCAGCGTGAACTCAATGAGTTTGCTACTGAAATCAAAGCCATGAAGGAAGATGGCAACCCGTCTGCGCTACATATCGTTTACTTTGACAGTGAGGTTAGTCACTACGATCACTATGGTCGTGACGATGAGGTTGTTATTGAGCCGCACGGTGGTGGCGGCACAGCGTTCAGCCCCATCTTTCAGTATCTTGAGCAAAACAATATTAACCCTGTCGCTTGTGTCGTGCTTACCGATTTGTATTGCAATGACTTTGGTGACACGCCGGACTACCCTGTGCTGTGGGTAACCAATGGCACAGACCAAGCGCCTTGGGGTGAAGTGGTTAAGATGTAAAGGGAGAGTGCAATGGATTACGAATCATTACGTTTGTTAGCTGCCCTTCTCTGCGGTCTGTGCTTAGCACAGACCGTGTGGATCATAGTGCTGCACTCGCAGCGCGACGAAGCTAGAGATATGGCAGGATTTGTAGCACAGGCTGTCGAGGATATTGCAAGAGGCAAAGCTAAAGCGTTCATGCACATGGGTCGTGTTCACATAACCAATGATATGGGAGAATAACAATGGCCGTCGTTCGTATGTCTGATGATCTGCGTCGTAACATTGAATCTATGGCGCGGGCTTCCTTCGATGCTCGTATAGACACAGCTAACAAAAGCCTCGTCGTTCCTATGAGCGGAGATGAAATCTATAACCTAATGTTTGCCGATACCGTCAATGGTATGCTGGCATTGCCAGATGGTTATTTTAGAATGAGCGATACGTTTATTGTTAGCAGCGTAAATGGCGTGTCCATCCATTATGATTTTCATACGAGTCAGCCAATGCCGTGGCCGTATGATATTCCTACGAAGCCACACTTTGCGAAGAACAATTCCTATGGGAACACAGTTCATATTGTGTTGCGTTTGAATGAATCCGGTCTGTGGGATAGCCTAGAAGCTGCGTTCAGAGATTGGCATAAGCGTGTCAAAGACGTAGCCGATTCGCGTGACCAGTTTGTTAGTGGGGTGCGGGCGATCCTCAATAACAATACAACTCTTGGCGCTGCCATTAAACAGTGGCCCCCGCTGTGGGACTTTATCCCGCAGTATGCCAAGGACAAACACTCGCAGGTTGTTGAAAAGAAAAAGAGAGAACTGATTGAGAAGCCAGAGGTTGACACCGCAAGCCTGACTGCGATGGCTACATTTAACAAGATGGTTTAAGGGAGAGTCACCATGCCGATGATTGAATCTTATACCGATGCTGTGCGTTTGTTTGATAGCGCCAAAGATAAGCAGAAGGGTAAACCCCTTCTGTCATTCGGTCGCTTGCTTAAAGACGGCGATGCGTATGTTATTCACGTTCACGCACTGGCAGTTGCGCGGATCACATCCGACAACGTGTTGGAATATCTGCCAACGGTCGAGCAGTATCGGTCTTATCACAACACTATCGCTATGTCGTTCCATCAGATCGTCCCTGTCCAATCCATGCGAGTTGGCCCGTTAAAGTATCGTATCGGTCATATGAAATGGATTGGAACGAAAGTGCAGAAATGGGGGGTTACTACCAATAATTGGGAAAGACTACGCAGCGAAGCGCAGGAATATTTCAAGGGCGTCAAGATCGACATGGTAAGTGGCGATTACATTAACTCGCGCCCTGATTTTACGCATACCATTGTGCCAGAGAAGCGCAAGACTTGGCTGCGTTGCCTTCGCAATTTCAAGAACGGCTTGAAGGTTCGCCATAAACTTGGTGTGTTCGATGCGCTTATCAATGAGATGGGCCTGTCGGATGCCAACCGTTGGTCGTATCGGTATGACTTTGATGGCACGTATATCGACTCGCTTGTTGGCAATATGAAGGAAGGAACCTTCGAAGATAATCTTATGCGTAGCTTTGTGCAGTATGCGAGAGGCCAGACCTATGGTGTGATGTCCGGTAAACAAGTTTTGGATACAGCCATGTATCTTCTCAAAGACTTGAGCGTTCCACTGCGCCGTGAGTTCGAGGTATTCGGTGATGCTGAGTGAGATTAACCAGCAGATATTAGCAATGGCGAATGACGGAGTTAAATACTCCGTCATAGCCGAACGGCTTGGGCTAACCTTCCAAGTTGTTAAGAGTCGCTTACACCACATGCGTATGACGCCAGAGCAGAAGGATAAGCTGCGCGCCCGTCGCCGTAAGACTAAGCGCGATCCAGTGAAGGCAAGGAAATATATAAAGGATTACATAAAGAACCACCCAGAGAAACCCGCAGAGTGGAGCAAGGCATACCGTGAAAGAAAGAGAGAAGCCGAATACAAATGGAGACGGGAGAACCCAGACAAGTGGGCAGAGCAGCGCCAACGCGACAACGAAAAGCGTAAAGCGCGACGAGCAGAAGCGCGCAATACTCCAGAAGCTATTGCAGAGCGCACTAGAAAGACGGCTGAAAAAGCTGAACGAAGCGCAGAGTTAAAGCAGTTACGGCTGGAACGATGGAATGAGAAGCGTAGGGAGCGCAAGCTAAATAACATCTCTGACTACCAGACTTTGAAAGCTAGACTGGATGCAGACCCTGAGTTCAAAGCACAATATCTTGAGAAGCGGAGCCTGATAAATGCAGAACGCCGACGTAAGAAAAGGGAGGCTATCCCGCCAGAAGAACGGGAGCGCAATGCCCAACGGGCTAGAGAGGCTAGGATCAAAGCAGTTAGGGAAGCTAACGCGCGTCGTCGTGCCGAGCGTGAAGCAAACCCGCCGCCCAAGCAGCCTAAAGAGAAGCCTAATAACACTAGGCATTTGCCCAAGGTGGGGGGTAAAATACTAGATAAGCGCAAGCCCGGACGATTGCTGGCGCTGATGGGATGGAGAGGGTTCTGATGAATATAAAGCTAGAACTTAACGAGTATCTCGATCCCCAACGCTATCGCCTTGGGGCGCGGTTGGTTGATGTTGAACTATTACGGAGGGTTATCAGGCATGTAGAGAAACAGGAACAACTTGTATTGCAGTTACGAGAGACTCTCGAACTGGCTGTAACCAAATCATGTAGCCACTGTGCTGGAGAGATGACCATAGCGCGCAAGCTATGTGAAGATATGGAGAAGTGTGATGCTGAAAGTAATAGCGATGGTGATGATTAACATTGTCATCACATTGGCGTTTGCGTCCGCGCAGACTGTGTATTATAATAACATGCCAACTAGGTCAGGAGACATCGTTACATACAATGACAGGACTGGAGCCTATGCCGGTAGCAGTTATCGGATTGGTGACACTGTTACGTTTAACGATAAGAACGGAGCCTATGCTGGCAGTGCAAGTGTACTGTCTAATGGAACAATGTCGTCGCCATTATCGGAGCATTACCTTGATGGAGAATAAATACGGGCTGCTAATACTTGCCATGCTTCTGCTGGCAGGATGCTCGTATAACCTAGACACTAACGGTGTGTATTACAAATCGAAGAACCGATACAACACCGAGTGTAAGCAAGTAAGTGAATATAAAATAGACTGTAGAAGCAATGGAGTAGAGCAATGACTGATAATCCTCTGAGTGAAATCCTTAATCGTGTCGATGACCAACTGTCTATGGAACTTGCACAGCTAAAGACAAAGACTAAGCATCCGACCGCAGCCGCGCCGGTCTATGTGGAAGCCGTAAAGAATGATGAGGGTAAACTCCCTTGGCATTTGCTCCCGTCGGATGCCATCGACGATGTGCTTGAGGTGCTACAGTATGGCGCTGCTAAGTATGGAGAGCGCAACTGGGAGCGCGGTATGGAATGGAGTCGTCCGTTCTCTGCATTGATGCGCCATATGTGGGCGTGGTGGCGTGGAGAAACGTATGATCCTGAGAGTGGCAAGCCTCATCTTGCCCACGCAGCGTGTTGTGTTTTGTTCCTAGTAGCATACGAACGTAGAGGCGTAGGCGTAGATAACCGCGTTAAGTAATAATAACGCCGGGGCTACGGCCCCGGCTACCTTTGGTGCGGCTATGAGCAAAAGGTATATGGATGTGAGTAGCTTATCACGCAGCGTAACAACGGGTGCCATAAGTAGCAGCCCTTCATGGACTACTGCAACGGTATCAAACACTGTCGCTTCTGCGCCACACAACCACTTAGATATACAGGGAACCTTAAAGATACGCGGTCAAGAGCTTACAGGTGATGACGTTAAAGAACTGAAGATGATGCTTGACTTTCTTCGCCATGTCATTGCCACCGATACGCATATGAGTGAGTTGTGGGTAGCATACAAAGCAAAAGAAAAGATACTGAGGTGATGAAATGTATATGGTTGTCCATCCAGTTAGGCAATACACAGATAGTAGAGGCATAAGCAACAGCATTGTGGACACGCACTTGCTGGAGCAAGTTGTGAACCAAGTGCAGTATAATTTTACAGAAACAGATGAAAGACTGAAGAAGCTGGAGTCGTTTCTGGAATTTACGCAGACACAATACCCTGATGTGATCGAAGCATACAGGGTAGCTGCCGAGGCAAAGAAAAGAATGGGTGTGTAATGGACATCGTGACCATCGACTTTGAAACTTACTATGACAAAGAGTTCTCGTTGTCCAAGATGACAACGGAAGCATACGTACGTGACCCACGCTTTGAAGTCATCGGAGTCGGCATAAAGGTTAACGATCACCAGACTGACTTTTATTCTGGCGAGAACCCCGGTCGCTTTCTCCGGTCGCTGGATTACAAAGACAAGGCTATCCTCTGCCACAACACACCGTTCGACGGTCTAATCTTATCGCATCACTTTAATATCAGGCCACGGTTCTGGCTTGATACTCTTTCAATGGCGCGTCCAAGACATGCCATCACTGTGGGTGGATCACTCAAAGCATTGGTGGAATACTATCGCCTTGGCGCTAAGGGTGACGAGGTTCTCAATGCGCTTGGCAAACGCCGCGCAGACTTCGACGCTTATGAGATGGCGCGCTACGGTGACTACTGCCGCAACGACGTTGATCTAACCTACAAGTTGTTTCTGGAACTGCGTAAAGGTTTCCCCGCATCTGAACTAAGACTGATAGACCAGACGCTTCGCCTCTACACAGAGCCGACGCTGGTTATCAATAGGCTTTTGCTTGAGCGCCACCTTGAGAACGTGCTGCAAAAGAAATCCAATCTGGTTGAGGCGCTTGGCTTAGACTGCACTGAGGAAGAAGCCAAAAAAATACTCATGTCGAATGAAAAGTTCGCTGAGTATCTCGCTATACGTGGCGTCCAGCCGCCGACAAAGATCAGCCAACGCACTGGCAAACAGACCTACGCTTTCAGCAAGACTGACCGTGGGTTCACAGACTTGCTTGAACATCCAGACGAGAGCGTTCAGAACGCTGCGGCTGCTAGGCTTGGCATTAAATCGACGCTTGAAGAAACACGCACACGTTCATTGATAGGTGTCGCAGAGCGCGGCCCTCTCCCCATCTTGCTTAACTATTACGGCGCACACACTGGTCGCTTCAGTGGTGGCGATAAGATGAACCTACAGAACTTGCCTCGTGGTGGTGCGCTACGCAAATCATTGTGTGCGCCAGAAGGTAAGATGCTTGTCGCTTGTGATTCGGCGCAGATCGAAGCCCGCGTGGTTGCGTGGGTGGCAGAGCAGAATGATTTGCTAGATGCTTTCCGTGAAGGTCGTGACGTTTACTCCGAGTTCGCCAGTGAGGTCTATGGCAAGAAGGTAACGAAGGCTGACAAGATCGAACGCTTCGTCGGTAAGACTTGTATCCTTGGCCTTGGCTACGGCATGGGCGCTGAGAAATTCAAGGCGACGTTGGCTATCGGCGCTGGTGGTATGCGCGTCAATCTAGATACACACGAAGCTAAACGTATTGTCCAACTCTATCGCACGAAGAACCACAAGATCGCGTCGTTCTGGAACCGCTGCAACGTGGCGCTTGATAGAATCTATGGCAAGCAAGACTTCAATCTCGTCCCGCACTCCCCTCACATTCAGTTAACGGACGATGGTATCCAAATGCCAAATGGTTTGTCTATTAAATATCCGATGCTGACCATGATGGATAACGCTCAAGGCTTTGCTTATGCAGCAGACGGGCGTGTGTATCGTGAAGCATTGAAAGATAGAGTTCTAGGCAAACCGATAAACACAGAGAAATTTATTCGTGTTTATGGTGGTAAGGTTACAGAAAACCTAGTCCAAGGGTTAGCCAGAATCGTTGTGGCCGAGCAGATGGTTAAGATTGGCGAACGATATAAGGTCGTTCTTCAAGTACACGACGAAGTAGTTATCCTCTGCGATGCCGACGAAGTGGAAGAAGCCAAAGCATATATGCTTGAGGTCATGTCAACGCCACCCAAGTGGGCAGAAGATTTACCTGTCGCATGTGAAGCAGACTACGGGCTGAATTATGGAGAGTGCAAATGACGTACATGGAAATGCTTACTGACGCTGGCCTACACCTATTTTTCTTTGGCTTTGGTTTACTCGCTGGCATGTTTATCTTTTGGATTGAAACACGGACAGGAAAGAACCAATGACCATGAGTTGGGAAGATTACTTTATGGACTTGGCTTGCAAGATAGCCGAGCGGTCTAAAGACCCGAGCACCAAGGTCGGCTGCGTTGTGGTGACTGAGGATAAGGTCATCGCTGCCACTGGCTATAACGGTATCCCTCGCGGTGTCGAAGATAAGCATGAACGTATGGAGAGGCCAGCTAAATATCTATGGACAGCCCATGCAGAGGAAAATGCTGTGGCTCACGCAGCGCGTGTGGGCGCACGATTAAAAGGTGGGTCGGCGTTCGTGACCCATGAGCCATGCAGTCGGTGTGCGAGGTCACTTATTCAAGCTGGCATTATCCAAGTTCATGTCGGCCCCGGCACTACCAAGATGCCAGAAGAAGAATTTGAAGTGTCTCGCATTATGTTCGAGGAAGCTGGAGTAAAGGTGTACCGCGATGGTCTTATATAAACTAGATAAACAAATCGTAAGTGATCTCCGTAAAGAAGCAGAGGAATGTATCGACCCGATCTTGCTTAAATATAATCTGCGTTGGGAGCATGTGTTCGCACACGACCGAGCAGCCTTATACGTTTTGGCAAGGCAGGAAATATATACCTCCATCCGTACGCGGTTGCGTTGGTCATACCCGAAGATAGGTCGGCTGTTTAACAGGGATCATGCGTCGATCCTAAATGCAGTGCGGCGATATAAAAATATAAAGAGATAATACAATGAACCTTAGTCATTCCTACTCATCAATGAAGCTATACGAGAACTGTCCATATCGGTACTACCATCAGCGTATAGCTAAGACGGTGGTGGATCAGGGTGGCGAAGCAAGTCAGCATGGAGAACGCGTACATAAATATCTTGAAGATAGAGTGAACGACAAGGTTGAATTACCCGAAGAACTTAGCCATGTCGAACCAATCGTAGAGTCACTAGAGAATCTATCTAAGGATGGAATCCTACGGGCCGAAGCAGAGATGACTCTGACGGTTGACTTTACGCCAACAACTTGGTGGGCGAAGGACGCATGGATGCGTTCGAAGCTGGACATCCTCATATCCAAAGACACAACGGCTGTTGTCGCAGACTGGAAAACAGGGAAGCGTAGACCAGACTTCGCACAGTTGGAGTTATTTGCGTTGCAAGTGTTCGCGCACTACCCGCACATCAACAAGGTCACATCCAGTTTCATCTGGATCAAAGACATCGCTATGGATCGCAGGACATACACACGTAAAGACCAGCATGAACTGTGGAACAAAGTGCTGACCAAAACGCAGCGCATTGAACACTCACTTGAGTGTGAGAACTGGCCCGCTAAACCGAGCGGGCTGTGTGGATACTGCCCATGTAAAAATTTTTGTGAGTTCGCTTACGTTAGAACTTGACACCTGTGTAAAGTAGGAACAATATAATGGCTACACCCGAAGCGAAAATAAAGCTGAAGGTCGATAGGGCTTTGCAACAACTGAAGATTTGGTTCTTCAGTCCGCAAGCCGGTCCGTTTGGTAGAGCAGGTATCCCAGATAGGATACTCTGCGTGAACGGGCATTTTGTTGGGATAGAATGTAAAGCGGATAGGTCGAAGAAACCTACCCGCTTGCAGGTAGATTGTATGCGTAAGATAGAACAAGCCGGGGGAAAGTGTTTCGTTGTCTACGATGATGAGGCACTGGTTGAAGCAATAGAATATATTAAAGAGGCGATGAAATGCTTGTAGTCGAAAGAGCCAAAGCGCTTGCGCTAAAGCTAGACTACCCAGCGCGTGTGCTGGAGACAATACCTACTGCCAAGATGCTGCGCCCTAATATCATTGTGGCTCCGCATCGGCTGGATGAAGTGCGCGTGTTACGCAACATGGGCATCGACGCTCCGTCGCCTATACTGCACTACTATGATTGGCCCGGTAGGTTCCAGCCGTTCGAACACCAGAAAGAGACGGCTGCGTTTCTTACGGTTAACCAACGTGCGTTGGTGCTTAATGAGATTGGTACTGGCAAAACCCAGAGTTCACTGTGGGCTGCTGACTATCTGATTAAAACCAAACAGGTTAAGAAGGTTCTAATTATCTCTCCGCTCTCTACACTAGAGCGCGTGTGGGGTGACGCTATCTTCTTTGGCTTTCCGAACCGTAAAGCTGTCGTCTTGCATGGCACAGCCGAACGTAGACGCAAGCTGCTCAAGAGTGACGCTGACTTCTACATCATTAACCATGACGGCTTTCCGATTATATCAGAGATTACGAATGGCATGTTCGACCTAATCATCGTGGACGAGGCCGCAGTGTTACGCAACCACAGCACAATGCGTTACCGCGTAATGCGTAAGTACATGGAACGCAATCCAGATACACGTTTGTGGTTGATGACCGGTACGCCTACGCCTAATGATCCGACCGACGCATGGACGCTATCCAGACTGGTCAATAGCCCGTTCATACCATCTAGCTTCACTGCCTTTAGAGATCAGGTGATGATGAAGGTTGGTATGTATAAGTGGACGCCGCGTCCGAACAGTATGGAGCTTGTCAAGAACGTACTGCAACCGGCTGTGCGCTATACCAGAGATGAATGTTTCGATCTGCCTGACACCATAACGCAGACACGTAAGGTTGAACTGACACCCGACCAGAGAAAGCATTATCAGGCGATGATTCGCCATCTGGTTACTGAGTCTGGCACTGAGGCTGGCACCATCACGGCTGTCAACGAAGCAGTCAAGATGCAGAAACTTGTGCAGATAGCTTGTGGCGTAGCGTACGATGATGATGGCACCAACGTCGAACTTGAATGTGCGCCGCGAGTTAATCTGGTTAAGGAACTTATAGAGGAGGCTGGAGAAAAGGTTATCGTGTTCGTCCCACTGACCGGGACATTGGAGATGTTAGAGCGTGAGTTGTCTAAGCATTGGACTGTCGGCGTCGTCAACGGCTCTGTCAGTTCGTCGAAGCGCAATGCTATCTTCCATAACTTTCAGAACGAAAGTGATCCCCATGTGTTGATCGCGCATCCTGCCACGATGGCGCATGGGTTAACGCTGACATCTGCGAGTACTGTGATCTGGTATGGGCCAGTGACTAGCAACGAACAGTATGTTCAGGCAAACGGTCGCATCGAACGTATTGGCAAGCGGCATGTATCGAATGTCATCCACATAGAGGCGACTGAACTAGAGCATAAGATGTACAGCAGACTTATGAATAAGCAAAAGCTACAAGGTCTGTTGTTGGATTTGATACAACAAGAAACACGTTAAGAGGTAAGGCAATGGATGTAACAGTGGAACAGGTCGTCGCGGCCTATATGAAACTGCGCGATAAGAAGAAAGCTATCGAAGCCGAGGCTGATAGCAAAGTGCAAGAAATTGTGCAGAAGATGGAGAAGTTCGAGACTTGGATAAGGGAGAAAGCCACCGAGCAGGGGGTTACATCCTTCAAGACCAACGCTGGTACTGCGTTCTTAACCACGGTTGACTTTGCCAACGTCGCTGATTGGGATGCAGTCCTGTCATTCATCAAAACAAATGAAGCGTACGATATGCTTGAGCGCCGCATCAGCAAGACCGCAGTGCGTAGCTATATCGAAGCGCATAAGGAAGTACCCACTGGCGTTAACTATGGCACCAAGTTGAGTGTCAATGTCCGCAAGCCAGCGGCGAAAGGAGAGTGAGGCAATGGGAAAGAAACAAAAGTGGGCGTCATCGCAAGTAACCCAAGCGTATCCCGGTGGCATATATCCAGCGGATGTGATCGACAAGTTCAATCCGAATCACTGCGCTAGGGCAGCGTTCATAGTCTACGAAATCCAGAATGGATACTTGCTTAGAACAGAAGTCTTAGATGAGTCACCATCTAAGATGATCTACTGCAAGAGCATACAGGAATTGTCAGAACAAATCCTGACATCACAGGCGCAAATGCGTCTTAACCTTAAGTAAGAGGACAACATGAGCAATCTTATTCCCGCTAACATTCAGGTTCCGGCTCACATCGCTAAGCGTATGGGTCAGCCTTCGGCTCTGGCTACCGCCATCATGGGTGGCATCGGTGGTGGTGAGTCGTTCCCGCGCATCTCGATTAAGGGTAGCCGTTTCCGTATCAAGGATGGTGACGCCGAGACTGTGCTGGAAACCACTGCGCTCGACGTTATCACCGTCGGCGCTAACCCGCATCCGTCGAAGACGTACTATGCTTCTGACTGGGACCCCAACGCTGAACCGGCTGCGCCTGATTGCTACTCGCTGAACGGTGTACGTCCGAACCCTGACGTTGCTGAACCGCAGAATGACATCTGCGCTACGTGTGAGTGGAACAAGTTTGGTTCTGCCAAGAATGGTAATGGTAAGCGTTGCGCTGATAAGAAGCGTCTTGCTGTCGTCGCTGCCGACGATCCGACCGGACCGATCTATCTTCTTGAGGTTACTGCGACGGCTATGAAAAGCCTCAACGTGTACCAGAAAGAATTGATTATGCGCGGCATGGGGCCGGAGGTTGTTCGCACTCGTGTGTCGTTTGATACAGACGCCACGTATCCTAAGTTGCAGTTTGGTTTCGGTGGGTTCTTAGATGAAGAAACTATTGATGCAGTTGCGCCGCTGTTCAACTCCGACAAGGTTAAGGAGATCACAGGTGAGTCTGCTTCTGCAGCGGTCGCGGCTATTCCCGCACCCAAGGAAGCTCCGAAGCCAGTGCTTGTCAAAGCCGCAGCTAAACCCGAACCTGTGCAGGTTGAAGAAGCTGAAGCAGAGGAAGCACCTAAACCGATCCGTGGTTTCGGCGCTGCAAAAGCGAAGCCCGTTGCGCAAGAATCTGCTAAACCCAAAGCAGCGGCTAAAGTTGCGCCCGTTAAAGCGGAGAGCGTTAGCGATATAGCTGACGAAATCGCTGGCTTGCTTGGCGAGATGGACGCGGACGATGCTTGACCAGATAGACTTTGCTAAAGTCGAGGTGCTGCGTAAACATCTAATGATTACGCAGAACGACATGGCGCAAATCTTCGGTGTATCTAGGATTACATACCTTAGTTGGATCAAAGGTACACCGCTTCGCCAAAAGAACTTGACTAACGCAAAGCGAATCATTCGTCGTCTCATTGGTCTTGTGAAAGACCACGACTGGCCGTCGTTAGAAGTACGCAAGTTAGAACACCAAGATAGATTACAAAGACTACTTGCGGCGCTTGAGTACGGCGCGTAAACTCAAACATTCGGGGAGGTAAAACCTCCCCGTTTTCATCATGCCGTGGACATCACTATGAATACGTTGGATTTTCTTCAGCGGGTACTTCCATCTGATGGGTACTATGTCGCCGTTGCGATTAAGAATAAAAAAGTTTTGCTGCACCGCTTTGTGGACAACATAGTATCTCTAGAGACGGTAGTAGACGGTATCAGTGCTGGTGGTGGCAATGCGTACTTCGCAGTTGCATCATTTGTTACAAACACTGGCGGTCGAAAACAAGATAATGTGCATAGCTTAAAGTCTTTATATCTAGATATTGATTGCGGTGTGGATAAACCATACCTCACCCAGCGCGATGGGCTTAAAGCCTTATCCACATTTGTTAAAGAGACGCAGCTTCCGACGCCAATGATTGTCTCATCGGGCAACGGACTCCATGCGTACTGGATTCTAGATCGTGAGTTGCCGCGTGATGAATGGCAACCGCTGGCCGACGCACTGAAGAACGCAACGCAGCAGCTTAAGTTTGAGGTTGATCCCGTGGTGCCAGCCGACAGCGCCCGCATACTGCGGCCAGTCGGGACGATCAATACGAAGGGCGGGGAACTTGTAACTAGTTTGTTAGCAAAGGATGAGACACACAACGTAGAATATATTGACAGGATACTGTCGCCGTATCGTGTTAACCAAATAAAGATAAGACCACCGAGCGCGCAGTTCACTCCACTGATTGATCTCAGCACCAAGACTGAGTTCCCCCCGACCAGCGCCGCTGCGATGGTGGATAAATGCCAGCAGATTCGGTGGGGTGTAGAGAACCAGAAGAAAGTCCAAGAGCCATTCTGGTACGCCTTGCTGGGCATCGCCGCCTATTGCGAAGACCCAGAGGCCACTGCCGTGGCATGGAGTAAAGACCACCCAGAGTACAGCTACGATAAGACTGTAGCTAAGCTAGAGCATTGGAAGGCGTCAGTCTCAGGGCCGACAACCTGCAACAAGTTTCAAGAACTGCGTTCAAGTGGATGCGACAAATGCAAGTTCAAAGGAAGCATAACAACTCCCTGCTCGATTGGCGTAACATATAAGTCTGTTGAGATTGATCCTTCCGCACCCGACGAAGTGGCCCACCTCACGCCACTACCACGGGCATACAAACGCGCTAGCGACGGTGGCATTAAGCAGACGATTGACAGCACCGACGTAGACATTTGCCCCTTCGACCTGTACCCCGTTGGCTATGGGCGCGACGAAGCGCTGGGCTACGAGACTGTGCGGTATAGGTGGAACAGACCCCATGCTGGGTGGCAACCACTGGTATTCAGGCAAGCCTACCTAGCTGACGGAAGCCGCGAGTTCGCGTCGGCCATCGCAGACCAAGGCATTGTGCTACTCCACAAACATCAGACGGAAAAATTCCAGATGCTTCTGCGCACCTACATGGATGAACTGCGTAAGATGAAAGCCATGACCAACATCCACACTTCTATGGGGTGGAAGGATGATAGGTCACAATTCCTAATTGGCGACACGCTGTTCAGACGGCACGACGATGGCTCTGTATCGGAAGAAGTTGTCTCGATCTCGCAGACATCGAACCGCGCAGCCCCTACCATGTACGGCGTATCTGGTACGTTGGAAGAAGCCACCAACTTCACCAGCATTATTGATAAAGGCAGACTGCCCATCCAAGGATGGGCTATGATGATTGGTCTGGCGGCACCGATGTTCGAGTTCACCGGCATCAAGGGCTTGACCATCAATCTGTACGGGCCGTCAGGGTCAGGCAAGTCATTAGCTCAGCTTATGATTCAGTCCCTATGGGGCAATCCTGATATGCTCCATTACGCATCCAAGTTTACACACAATGCCCTCTATGCCCGCATGGGTCTATGCAACAACCTGCCCATGACGATTGATGAAGCCACCACGATGGCGGCTAAAGACATCGGTGATTTCCTGTACGATGTGTCGCAGGGTAGAGAGAAGGCTCGACTGACTCGCACTGCAGAGGAACGCAACGCCCGTACGTGGCGGTTACCCTGTATAACATCTGCCAATAAGTCTCTGAATGCCTCGCTTATATCGACTGGCTTGGAGACCGACGCTCAGATGATGCGCCTCTTTGAGATCACAGTCACCCCGCATCCGTTATTCGAGAAGTCTACAGATGCAGGACAACGTATTTATAACTTCGTGTCAGTCCATTATGGGACTATTGGTCGGGCCTTCATCCGCAAGCTGTTGGAGATTGGTGCTGAAGACTTAGCCACCATCATTGATAACCACAAGGCTGAGTTCACCAAGAAGTATAACTGCAAGTTCGAAGGCACCGAACGGTTCTGGGAGCAGAGTGTTATCCTCGCTGACCTAGCTGGCAAGCTGGCCTGCGAGTGGGGGCTGTTCAAGTTTGACTATACCAAATGCACCAATGCTGTCCTGTCACAGATGGGTTCGATCCGTAAGAATGTGCAGGAGAATGTCACGGATTCCTTCGACCTGATCTCTGAGTACCTTAATGCTCATAGCGAGGCAACGATTATCGCTACCCATACTGGTGGTAGCAAGGTGTATGTAGATACCACCCGGCTACCGCGTAAGGATGTGCGTGTTAGATTTGATCTGTACCGCCCGTCGCATTCCGATCCCTATGAACGAGGCGTTGTCCTGCTGGATAAGACGCACTTCAAACGCTGGCTCTCCAACAACGGAGCCGATATGCGTACCGTAATGAAAGACATCATAGCGGCGAACGCAGATGCTACGCCCAAGATTGGCAAGGCTTATCTAGCCAAAGACTCGTCGATCAAACTGGGCCAGACCTACGTTATTGGTGTCAGTCTACAGCACCCGCGCCTTGTCGGCATCCTTACTGACAAGGATGACAACGCCATCAACAACGATCTGGCTGGCTTAACGGTGCTGCAAGGAGGAAGGGTAGATTAGTCTGCCGCTTCCTGTTCTCCGGTCAGCGCTTTGAATTGTTCCGCGAACCTGCGTTCACGCGCAGTCTGCTGCTTCGGCGCACTCTTCAGGTTGGCTATGGCCGATGGCTTGAGGCCGACACGCTTCTTGGCAGACTGGAGAGCCAGCCATTCAGACTTGGCAGCTTCCACACCAGAACTATCGCCAGCGCGCTGAGCCTCAACGAAGTCGCGGCGCACCTCAGTCGTACGCTCACTGAAGTATTTGTCGTACTCGTACATCTCTTGGCGCTTACGGCGGACGTTAGCCATGTTGGTGGACGTAAAGCCAAGTCCCTGCAACATACTGTCAAGAAGCGTAAACTCTTCCGGCGATACAACGAGGTCGCCGTTACGGCGCGTGACACCCTTATCGAACGTCTCGCGGTATGCCCGCATCGCGCTCTTGATTCCGTTGGGCATCATAAACTCGACGCCTTTCCAGTAATCTCCCTGCGCCATCATGCCCATGCCGTCTGCGAAGTTGGCGGCAGTACCCATAAGCGGGCCACCCACACCAAGAAGCGTACGGCCAAGACCTTCACGCGAGGTAAGATCAACGTCAGTGTACGGCAGCGGAGAGAAGACATTACCCAAGCCAAGCTGGCCGGAGACATCGACACCGAGGCCAGCCGGTACACCTTTGAGGATCGTGTCAGCTAACCAGCCATCTCCGATAACCTGACGGAGGAAGCGTTCCTCATTCACCGGCTCATCCGGTGGTCCAAAGATAGCCGCCAGAATGTAGGACATGAGCGTAGCCAGTGGCAGTCCAAGCGCACCAGTGAACACAGCCGTCTGACCGATGACGTTACGCATGACTGCACGGGCAATGGCGCGTTCTTCCTTCGATGCACCTGCAAACATATTGTAGCCATTGCGGATCAGCAAAGACGCCTGCATGACTTGGTATTTGCGGAACTGAGTAATCACCTTGCTGAAGGCGAACGCATTGAAGTAGCGTGGTGCATTCAGGCTAGAGTAATCACCTTGCGTCTGGCTCAGAACTTCAGCCGCATAGTTCAACGCTTGCTGATTCGAACGACCATCGGCTTTGGCTAGACGGTACGCAGCCATACCAGCCGTGACACGGTTGGCGACTTCGACCTGACGAGTCAGCGCTGTCAGTTTGTGCATGACATCTTGAAGCGCTTTCTGCGGACCACTGGTCTTGAAAGTCTCCCAGTATCCAAGGTCATAGCCCATACCAATGTCGAGCAGTCCGTTGTCACGGAGCGTCGTCAGAACATCCTGCTCTTCCTTGGAATATGCTGAGCCATCTAGCTTGCGCATCTTGGCTACGTCAAACTCGCCGCGCATAAACTTGTTGAAGTCGCCTTTGTTCTTGAACAGGCTCGTACCAAGTTCTTTATACGTGCGATTAATCTCGTCGGATGTACGCCCATAGCCAAATTTAGCCGCCATATAAGGGAGACTAAGCATGTAGGTCTGAGTCGCATTCTGCAGGTAATACCGAGGTAGCGTAAGCAGCGTCCACATGGAGTTGAACGCCATCAGTTTGTCCTGCAGAGGCGTCGGCGTATAGGTCAACCCTTGGACATGGCGGCGTAGCACTTCATTCAGCGCCCGCATACGGTCGGCTTTAGAGCCATCAATACCAGCAGCCGCAGCTTCTTCGTCGGACATACGAGCCTGACGGCTCATCTCTTCAAGCGAGTTCGACACTTCGCTATCATTGGTCATCGACGCAATGAAGTGCGCGTCAGCCGTACCCTTGGTAGCGAATGCCCGCAGCATGTCGTCATAACCCGCAACGCCAGTACGTGCGAGTTGGTGACGGCGGGCGCTGTTCTCAGCAAGCGTACCAATATACAGGTCGGTGATAAGCTGATTGATTCGCTCAACTTCTTGAGGCTGGAGATCAGCGGCAAGGTCTTTCTCCACCAGCGTCTTGATTCGCTGGAGGTTGAGCCATGCAGGGACATCGACTTTGCCCGGCGACAACTGGCGTTCGAACGCCTCAGTAAACATGCCGGGGAACTGAGCCTTCATCTCCTCTTGCTTCTGCATCGCAGCGCCAAGCGACTCAGAGAAGATCACAATGTAACTGTCAGGATCAGCACGCAGGGCTTCGAGTTCCGCCTTCTCTTCAGCGGTACGATCCATTGCTGGGATAGATTCCAGTTCGCGGAACCGCGCCGACTTGCCGACGGTGACGAACTGACCGAAGCGAGACAGCGGAGCATACGGACCTTCACGCTCCTTGAAGATGGTATTCATAAGCTGCAATCTACGTGCAACATCTTCCTGACGCTGCTGCTTGATGTCAGTCGGGAGCGATTCGTACTCTGGTCCCGTGAGTTCGCCCCTAATCTTTTCTACAATAGCTTGACGCATACGCTTCGAGGTCTTGAAGCCATGCTCGAATATCTGATCCGCCACACGCTGAGCATTTTCAGGCAGCGCTTCGTACTGCTCTTTGGCAGTCGGGTCTATTACAACTTGTTTACCAATCCATGTAGGCTGGTATCCCCATGCTTGGTCAATAGTGCTGCTGGCTAGAAACTTATTCAGAGTCTCGCGTGCGTCACCAAGATCACCAGTCTGGAGCATGATCTGATCGACTTCCTGACGCAGCTTATTCGTCAGGGTCATACGGTTAATCATAAAGTCGAAGTACGTCCGCACCGCTGGCAGCATGGGACTGATCCAGTCCACAAGGTCACGACCAAAGGCCATGCCATATGCTTTCTTCAAAGCGCCATCACGAATGTTTCTGGCGATAGAGAGCGCAGCCGACTGCATCGGAGCCGGTACCGCACCGGCTACGAACTGCCTGATCGACTCGTCTGTGCTGCGACGTTCCGCTGTTGTGGCAGTATCCTCCATCGGAGCAATGCCGCCACCGCCGGGAGGAGTCGTATCCTCCTTGATACCGAGGATTTCAGAGAAGTCTGGACCGCCAAGACCGTTGAGGAAGTCCGTGACATTCTGTGTAGGCATACCTTCTTTGCGACCAGCATCGAACAACTTGTTCATCAAACGGCCAAGCGTCGAGAAGAACCGTTCAGTGATCGTCAGCGGCTTACGCTGCGTCGTAGCCCATTTAGATACCTGATCGGCAAACCATTCGCTAAAGCTATCCCAGTAACCCGGATCAGCCTTAAACATTTCTCCAGCCGATGCACGACCACGCGCACCGAGAGAACGCACAGATTGCTTGGCTCTCTGCGGCGTACGGAGTAGCCGCATCCATTCAGCCATGGTGGGCATGGCATATTTAGGATCGGCTTTCCGTAAGAACTTTTCGAAGTCACTCTTGATAGCGGCCTGAACTTCAGGCGAAGCATTGGCGAAGGCGTTAAACTCTACACCATGACCGATCTCGTGAGCGATAACTTCGAGCGCCAAAAGATACCGACGCCCACCTGCTTGATTAACCAAGTCTTGGTTAAACAGGATAACATCGGTGCCGTCACCCAAACGCGTATAAAGGCCACGCGTCGTAGTTGACAACAAATATTTGCGCAGTGAGCCTTTGAGTACAGTTAACTGCGTGTCGGTGATACCGAACTGTTTACCACTTTTGGCATTGACAAGTCGCTGCAAATCCCCCTTGGCGATAGAGCCAAAGAGAATCTTGCGGTTGCCAAAGCCAAGCGCCTTCGTCAGTGCAGACACGTAGTTGGTAAGTCGTGCATCAACATCAGCGATAGTCGTGATGTTACCAACCTTAGTGCCAGCCGGAGTCGGCGTGATTACTTCTTCCGGCTGCGGCCCGCCTTCGACAACGAGATTGCCACCGCCTGCTTCACCGCCGCCTTCTTGGACTTGGGCCGCGACGTTCCGATTGACCCCTTCGCTTGGTACTTGTCCACCAACTCCTTGATATTGGCCGACACCACCTTGTTGGACTTGCCCGACTTGAGCGGCATTGGGAACCTCCACTGGTTGAGTAGGAGCGGCAACAGCCGCAGGAGCGACGGGCGCAGGAGCGGCAGTCGGAGTAGGAGTCGGAGCAGGCGCAGCCGCAGGAGCCGAAACAGGGGCGACAGGAATTGTCGTGGGGTCTGCTATATATCCATCAAGCTGTTTGAGTAGCTTCTCGCCAGCGTTGATGTGACCCTTGATGATTCGCTCAGCTTCTTTGTACGTGATGCCCTGCGCCTGAGCCATCTGAGTAAGCCGCGCCATGGCAGCCTTCGACGGACCGAGAAGTTTTTTTCGTTCCCTCTGTTCAGCAGCGACAAACGCGCGCTGACCCTGAAGGTCTTGAACAGTCGGAGCCTCTGTAAACTCAAGCGGCTGCACAGGAAGAAGCGTAGCCTTAGCAGCTTCACGACGCGCGTTCATCGCAGTCGTCTCGGCAGCCAAAGCAGCGCGACTCTGTATCTGCTGTGCGCCAAGTTGGCGCACGATCTGAGCGCCACGACGAAGCCTAGAAACACCGCCTTCCAACGGCATTTCTGTCTGTGTCTCCACAAGTGGAAGCTGCAGTTGGATCGGCGTAGTAACTGGTATCGTAGCAGGAGTTGGCGCAACGCCAGCACCCCCTTGGAGCGGCAGTGGAATCTGCTCACCGGGGGGAGTCTGAAGTACACCTTCTGGGAAACCAAATAGCGGCAGTCCTTCGACACCGACCTGCGCGGGCATTGCAGGCGTAGGTGTGGGAGCAGGAGTCGTGGGCGGTGCAGCGGCAACGCCACGTAGAAGATTCTGTTGCCCAAATGGTAACGTCGGCTGTTCTGCAAGACGTTGCGCCATAGCCTCAGACCGACCAGTAGTCGTCAGCCTTCCAGCAGCGTCGATAGCTGCGATAGCTTCACGCGCCCTAGCAATCTGGCTCGTCAGCATGGAGACGCGAACTGGGTCGAGCGATCCAGCACCAGCAGCGGCAGCCTCAAGCTGGGCATTAGACTCAGCGATCAGACCTTCGAGGCGACGGCGTTCATCAATGGCGGCGAAGTCAGTCTCACGAGCAGCGGCAAGCGTCTCACCTGTGGGCTGCATAGTTAACGTCGGAGCTACGCCGAGTTCAGCACCGGGGAACAGTTCGCCCTGTGCGCCCGGTTGCGGCCCAACAGTCGGAGCTTCTGGCTTCTCACCACCAGCGCCTTCAAGCAAATTGGTGGGTTTCAACGGAGCAGCAACGCCACCCACACCACCGAATGCACCACCAAGCACAGCGCCAGCGCCAGCAGCGATGAGTGCAGACTCGCCGTACTTTTCAATGACGTAAGGCGCAAGCGCCTTCCAGTCTGAAGCATTAAGCTGGCGACGGAACTCAGGATCAAAGACAGCCTGCTGAGCAAGCTGGGTTGCACCTTCAGCAAACGCTTCAGACGCAGCGCCTTCGGCAGTACCAGCGGCTATCGCGCCAATGCGCGAACTGGCTGCACGTTCACCGGCTTTGACAACCGCATCTTTGAAGAACGGCGAGAAGCCACGGGCAATGACGCCATCGGCTAAGGTCTGAAGAAGCGTCGTACCACCAGCCGCAGCAGCGATCTGCATACGTGTGCTGGGGTCATCTAGATTATAGGCAGGCGTACCATCAGGATTCTTGGCGTTCTTCGCTGACTCGTAGAAGTTCTGGAACTCAGACGGGTATGTTGACGCAGCGAGGCCAGTCAGTGCGCCGACTGTACGAGCGCGCCCAATATTAGCAGCAACGCCAGCAGCCCGAGTGGCGGCAGCAACGCCCCCAACAGCGCCAAGACCACCAGAGACAAGTGAAAAACCAGCAGAAGGAATACCTTGAGCAACGGCGTCCCATATGTTTGACAGCGTCGAGTTCGACTGCTGGATGAGGGCGGACCGTGCCTGCTCAGCTTTAGTCTGACCAAAGGTTGATTCGGCAAACCTAGCGATAGGTTCGCCAACAGATGGAGCACCAACAGTGGTGAGGATATCACCGACGCCACCGATTGTCTGCTCTGCTAATCCACGCGCGCCGAGGGCGACGTTAGCCCCGAACCCACGGGGGGTCTTCAGCTTAGAAACATATGCGCCATAGGCGGCGGGACTCATCGGAACCCAGTCTGTCGCCACGCTTGCGGGCGCAGGCTGCATGGGTTGGTTAATAAGTTTGGAGCCTTCGGATACGTCGAGCGCATTGGTCGCATCAACGAGACGGCCACCGATCCAGAACTTCTGAGTCGAAGGGCTATATGGAATGTAGGAAGCAGCGCCACCCATGCCGCCAAGACCTTCAGGCGCAGCCGATCCAGTAACGTCAAGACCAGCAGGTGCGCGCTTAAGTTCTGTAGCTCTGCGAACTTCTTCGCCTATTACTGCAGCATCAGCCTGTGTCGGGCCAATATTACCGACACCCATCTGTGTAGAAGGATCGCCAAGTGCACGTCCATATGGGCTGCGCGGTCCAATAGCCATAGCATCTAGTATGGGACTGGCGAACTCTACCCCAATTCTGTCCATTGCCATGGATTAAATCCTTAACGGGCCATTGGTATCGAAAGCGGAATATTCGTAACAGACGGATTAGGCACTACAATGCCATCGGACATCGTAATCTGACCCTGCGGATCAACATAAGCGGCATAAGCCCCGTCTTTGCGATAGACGAAGAACTTGCCGTCCTCACCTTCTCGTACATCAAATCCGCTCAACTTCAGACGTTCAACTTGTGCCTTAGTGGCGGCGTCATAAAGTTTTTCAATTTTCTTCTCTTCAATTTTGTAGCCAGCCTTTGCGCTCTCTTTAAGCAATTCGATCTGAAGATCGAGTCTCTTTTTTTCCATTTCATAAGTACGAGCGCGGTATGATTCACTCAGTGTGTACTGGGCTGCATCCTTAACATCGGCGCGAGACACGTTCGCCCGAGACACTTGGCCATCAACCACCAGATTAAAGTTGCCATTGGTCAGAGGCTGAATCCCAACCTGACGACCAGTGGCTCGTGACATGGCATTGCTTAGAGATATGTTGTCACCAAGGTCAAAGTTCGTAATAGACTGAAGACCTTGAAGATTCTGGTAAGTATTGCGCAACTGGATACGTTTCAAACCAGTCTCAGCAGCTTGGACAATATCACCGCTTTGGGCATAGTACTTCTGCAGCCGATCAAGTTCACGATCCTGCGCCACAACAACCTGCATATCTCCATTCAGTTTAGGAGGATTACGCAGATATGTCATTGCTGTCGGAGCAGGAGCAGGTACGCCGGGTTTGGCCTCAAGAGCAGACGTAATAGCTGGAGAAGCTGAAGGTTCTCTTAATCCAGCAGGAGCAACACCGCCCATCGGCGTGGGCGATAGCATTTCAGTCGGTAGACCCTGCGGCTGCGCAGCCGCAGTAGCCGCAGCAGTCGTTGGTTCTGCAAGCGCACCGCTGTATTTCTGATAGAATGCCACCGGATTGCTTTGTGCTTCAGCAAGCAACGTCGGATTCGTGGTTAGCGCATTGACAACTTGCGGAGACTGAAACCATGCCTGTGCTGCTTGCGCCCTCGCATCGCGCTGAGCAAGAGCCGCACCGCGTTCTGGTGTGCCTACTAAATAATTAAGGGCGCTAGATACAGGTGCCGCAAAATATTTGCCAGTGGTAGTTGCTGGGTATCCACCGACAGTTTCCGCTATACCACCAACGGTAAGACCTGCGCCGAGTCTGCTAATGTCCTGTCTAAGACCAGAACTGCCGGGGGGAGCAACACCGGGACCAGTTTCACCCATCTTGAGCGCAGCCCACTGCTGCATATCACCAGCGGTACGGATGTTTCTAAACACCGATGGATTAGCTGCGATAGCAGCAGCATCGACGACTTGAGCGATTGGCGTATTCGGCGCAGCCGACAGCACTTTAGTAGCGCCACCAGCGCCGAGAAAATGCGCAAGGTAAGTATTGGCATTAGTCGGAGCAAAACCTCTGCTTGCCAATACAGCTTGGTTATCTTCCGTAAACTTCTTGAGCATCGCAGTCTCAACGCCGGTACCGCGTTGAGCAAGAATCTGCTTGTCAGTCATTCCAGTGGACGCATCAGGAAAAGTTTTCCTAAACGTCTGGACAAATGTGCTGTTGATAAACTGCCCCGGACCCTGAGCCGTTGACAGTGGATTACGACCGACACCTTCAGCACGCTGCATCATTGCGTCATAACTAGCAGGCTTAACGCCTACCGTGGTGTATGTACCAAGTCCGCTAGGAGCTACCCCAGTCGTCGGTGCTTCTACAGGAGCCATATATCCTGCACCAACTGGTGGTCTTGACTGCGCAGGAAGTTCTAGACTGGTACCGCCGCGTGCATACTCTTGCCTTGCCGCCTCTTGCGACTGCGCTTGGCGTAGTGCGATATCACTAACTTGCCGTTGTTGTTCTAATGCAGCCATTCTATATGGCTGTTCCATAGCAGACTGCTCTAGCTCCTGCTGATATTTGCGCTGCACGTCTTGTGCAGTAGCTACAGCAGCGGCAGTTCTCTGCCCTTCTTGAAACATCTCCGCAGTTCTTGGACCTGCAGACATACTTCGCAAATATTCATTAGGATCAAAGACAAGTTCAGCCATGATTTAGTTACTGCCCATAAGAGAGGGAGAACTGGGAAGGTCTATTCTTATTGTAAATACCGCCAAACAAACCACCGGTAGCGCGAGCAAGCTGTTCTTGATACTGTTGTTTACGTTTCTCAGCAGCTTGGAAAAGAGGAAGCGCAGCCATTGTCTCTCCGACAGGAGCAGAAGTTGGCATTAATCCAGCAGCACTTATCATATCTTTTTCAGCACGTGACGTTTCACCTGCAGCGGCGGCAGAGCCAGCACGTTGAGCTTCGATAGAACCAGCGCGAGCAAGCCCAGCTTGACGACGCTCAGAACCGGTACCGCCATAAGCACCTGTACCATAGCGACGTTGCTGTTCACGGAGTCCACGCTGCACACCTGATACCGCTTCGGCATAGGCTTTCTCAGGATTGGCCTGTGCTGCGTTCCAGACTGCATTAGCCTGTTCTACACGCTGCGCAAATAAATCTTTATTAGTCCGTGCAAGTTGCGCTGTTTCAGCAACTGCTCGTTTTTCTTCTTCAGTTAGCCCGTCCGGCGGTTTATTATACATTGTCATACCAAGGTCAGCGAGACCACCAGCAGTAATACCTTCAGCAAATTTACCGACTAAACCACCTATAACATTAGACAGCATTGGACTAGCTGCACCAGCGGCGACAGTACCTGCCCCAGCTAAACCTAATGTACCGGCTAACCCACTGGTTCCTCCGGCGACTGGAGCCATAGCGCCACCAGCAGTAGCTGTGCCAGCAAGGATTGAACCGGGTAGATTAAGCGGCGCAGTAGAAGCGGGAGCTATACCAAGAGCTGATCCTAAACCCATGTATCCGCCGATACCGCCGCCGAGACCTCCGGTAATAGCTCCTGTAAGCGCACCGCGCCCAGTCAAAGCACCTGTAGCAGCACCTGCGCCTGCGCCCAAAGCTGCACCTGTTAAGCCTGCACCAAAGCTCGTTGCTGCAGCGCCACCTAAAACGCCAAGGCCAAGTGCCGAACCAACACCGCCAAGACTGATAGCAGCCAGTCCAGTTCCAATAACAGGAGCGAGAAACGGAGCGGCGATTGCAGCTACAACGGGGACTGCAATTGTAGCTACAGTTTTTAGTATGCTACCTACTTTACTAGTACTAGGTGCTTCTTCCGCACCACCGCGAGCAATGTAAGATGCGGACTCTCCAATGTACTTTGCTGCATTGGGAGAAAGAGCGGCGGCAGCGGCTGCATCTCCTCTTGCAACCGCTTCAGCTGTAGCTTTTGCAGTTTGTGCAGCAGGTGCAGACGCCGTGATATATTTTGCCGCATCGGGAGAAAGAGCGGCGGCAGTGGCTGCATCTCCTCTTGCAACCGCCTCTGCTGTGGCCACATTTTTTTGGTGTTGTAACCAATCTTCATACCAGCCCATAGTAGTCTCCTAAAATCTACTTACTGCCATCTTCATTATAATTCTGGAGCATCTTATCAAAGAACTCCGTACCTTTAGCACGAACTATGTGGGCAGGAATAACATATTCGCCTTCATGCGCGCGGATCGGAATAGATCCATCGGCTCGACTGCTCTTTTGTGGGAGCGGTCCACCTGTCGCCATTGATGGCATAGCACCAGATACTTCTGGTCCAGATACTCCACCCATCTGGGTAGCCCCGGCAGTAAGCGCAGGGTTCTCAGCAACTGGCTGCATCCCACCCATCTGCATTTGCGGATTAGCTTGTAGTGACTGGCCCATGATAAGGATGGCAAACAGTAAACCGGGATCAAACTGCTGGCTAATCTCCTGCTCAGTAAACAGATTCTCGCGTATAGCCATAGCTCTAAGTTGCGGATATATCTCAGGGTTCTGCATTGCTACAGTTGCAAGTTGAACCAAAATATTAAGTTCCTGCATCGTCAAATTACCAGATTGGATTTCCTGTTGGACGGCCATCTGGATCTGCTGAGCTTGCCGTGGGTTGCGCTGAGCGAACCGCTGTGCTTCCTGCATTAACTGCGTATTGGATATACGCGGAGCCGCACCCGGAGGGGTAAGTCCCGGCTGAGTCGCAGTGGACATCTGAGGCTGAGCACCCATCGGCATAGAAGCCTGACCCTCGACACCGGGAGGGAGAATAGGTTGCCCACCGGGGCCGACTTGACCACCGACTTGGTAAGACGAAGGCATACCACCGAAGGTATCTCCGATTCCAGTATAAGGGTTTTGCATTGGAGGTTCTATAGCTCCCATATCAAGAAGACTAGCAATAGTCGGCGGTAGGTCCAGAGAATTTGTAGACGCCGAAACCTGTGAATTATCAAAGGGTTGCTCAATACCCTGTGCCATTATACTTGCTACGTCTACCATATCACGACCTCAAAGCGGCAGAAAGATTTATAACTGCTTCGCGCAAATTCTTTAGTTCTTGCAGCAACAAGACCGCATCGCTATATCGAGCCGCCGCGTTTATGACCGATGGTATAGTAGCAGAATCCGTGTTGTATGTTAACACTTGGTTTCCACTATAAGAAAACGACGTTGTTGTATATAAGGGAAGCGTTTGAGCCGATAGTATATTAACAATTCCTATTGGGTCTACATACACATCACCCTTGAATAAAGCTGCACTAGCTAGGTCTTGCTCACCACGTATACCACATAAAAGTTCGACATTCTGTTTTAGTGCCCCAATAGTTCTAACTTGCCAGTTGGCTGCACCCGCAAATGGGACGGGGGGTATAGGGACAAAATTAGCCATCAAACACCACGCAATTTATTGGTGATTGCCTCGACCGTTGTGCGGATGTTTGCAATATCAGCTTTTATTTTTTCCAGTTCTGTAAAATACCCGCATGTCGCAAGGGTTGTCGGAATACTATTCCAGCTACCGGTGTCCGTGATAATAAAATCAGATCCGCCTACATTAACAGAACTTATACTCCCTACAGAAACCGGCGTAATAGCCGTAATCTGCGGGAGGCCCGGACTAATAAACGAAAAATCCTTCTTCAGCGCCACTTGTGACGAAATATCATTCCTATTAATTTGCCCCAACAATAACTCTATATTCAACTTAAGCGCAGACAGCGTCTGCTGCTCCCAATCGGGGACATCGCTTGTAGGTAAGGCGGGTAACGCGGTAAACCTAGCCATCTAACTTACCAACTGAATAATAATATTATTAACTGCATTTCGTAAGTCTGCGACCTCAGCAATCATTTTATTCATGTCACTAGCCAAAACACATTGATTAACTAACGACGGGTACGTAGACGAGTTACTATCATATAATGCGCCGTCGCCATAACTGATAATTGTAGCTCCTGCCATTGGATTATTTGGTAGTTGTCCCATGGTCACAGGGATAGCAGTTGGTATTATATCACCGACGTTATATGTAGATCGAAGAACAGCCTGAGTAGTAATACTACTACGTTCTTGATTAGCTGTTAAGAGGTTCACATTCTGGATCATAGCATTTAATATTTGAACTTCCCACGAAGCTACGCCTGTATATGGTACTGGTGGAATGACAGCAAACCTAGACATTATGCTTCTCTCAAAGACGTAGGTGTATCACCCATATGTATAGCCCGTATACGGACATAGCTTTCAACTTCAAGTTCAAAAGTATCGCTCTTATATCCACTGGGCATACGGAATACATCTGAATTAGTACACGCTCTAGTAAATTTAAGCTGCTTATCTACATAGAAATTAAATGTAATTGGGTCGTCTGAATCCCAAACCTGATCCGCAGATTCCCAAAGTACGGTAGCAAGATTCCACGTATAGGGAGTTTCTTCCGTAACATAATCAGCTATAATTCTTGCAGCTCCCAGATTAATAAAATCTTTTGTGATAAGTGTCTTAGATTTCCAAGTTATTTTTGAAGATGGCTGCGCAAGGTCATCCCAATGGTATATATCTCCTGACGTGCCTGACACTACATATAAAATATTAGTAAGCGAGTCATACCAAGCTGCTGAAAATATAAAATCGGAATTAACGAATGACGGCGCTTCTTGTTTTGCACCAAATTCGAGCACAATGGACCCGGCGGAGTGAGATGCAAAGTACGTATCTTTATACGTGACACCGATAAGTGTCTCTGGATTTAGAGATTCGTTCCATGTATCACTACTATGAATCAATCTCGTAGAGAGCTGCGCGCCAGCAGATGGTGCCCAAACAGCTAGCCCATCGTGAGTAGAATAAACAACGCCGTAGCTAGTCTCTACAATACTTCTACTATTCAAGCAAGGATATCTAGAAGGTAGCTTAGCCTGAGTCAGAATCGCCGGATCACTACCGTCAACGATATATGGGTAAGATTCTGTAAGAACTAATAACTGCCCACCTACAGATGCTAGTCCTATGATGTTACTTTCGAAGGATCGTTTATATTCATCTGGCCACGCATGAAAGCGATTAGGTTCAGAAAAATATAAGTCATTCCCTACGAAACCTGCAAGGAATGTACTTTGAACAACGGTCAAACCCTTAAGATCATCAGGCGGTGCAAGATAACTACTTGTAGCTAATACAGTATTTAAACTTTTATAGTTAAAATCATCGGTAAAATTATAGTTGCCAGCATCACCCCAGTATCTAGCAGTACTAGTAGAAAGTTCTGACACGTCGTAATAAAGCGTACCAGAAGCAGCCGTAGAAGATACAGTGGCTGCAGTCTGAGCATAAGTAAATGTATACTCGTCAACAACTTCAGATACAATACCACCGGTGATGTTAAAAGATGCGACAGTACACCCGCTGATTTTAAATCTATCAGCGGCAATAAGATTATGCGGATATTGAAACGTAACTGTAGAAACATTCGATGCCCGCGCTACAGTTGTAATTGTATTTGGAAACCAAAGAGTTTGAAGAAGATAATACTCAGCTTGCGTCGTACCGGAAAGAGTACGGTAGAGCCGAATACCACGAATAAAATTATCCCCCGAAGGTGCGGCTGTAGGTAAATTAGATACCGTAACAATCTGACCTTCTTTAATAAATAGCGCAGTTGATGGATCAGAACCGATTGATTCCTCGTTCCACGGTGTATACCACGTATAAAGATATGTGCGCGCTTGGATCGAACCACCGAGGTCAATCGTACCGCCGGATGCAGTACCGGCTGGACCCACTGCGTAATAACTAAATGATGTAGAACTGATAACCGTAGCAGTTGTGACTACGTTAAACGTCGTAGGTGTAACGCCGGATACAGATATAGTAGCGCCGTCTTTAATATTATGGGCGCTCGAAGTCGTGACTGTTACGTTGTTAGCACTATCCCGGCTATATGAACCAGTCGTTATAGCTGTAAACGCTGTAGCTGTAGTCGTAGCCTTCTGTGTAGGAAGCGGTAGGCCAAGTTCATAGAATCCAGTTGCTGAAGGATATGGCGCAGATCCACTCGTAGCCAGTCTATAGTTACTGACTTTAGGCTTACCATCACCGGTATAGTAGAACCGTTGTTCGTTCAGCGAGTCTTGCGCAGGCGTAACAATGTCAACATCTGTTAGCCATGATAGCCAAACAAGAGCGTCTGTACTTGGATTTCTAAGTGCATAGAGTGTCTTGATCGTCCCAGTACGGGAGGCAGAAGCCACAATATATGGTGAGCTAAATGGGATAAGATCACCGGAATATAGTTTACAGTTCTGCGCAGTCTGCGCAGCCGTAGCTGGTAATAACTCTGAAGCTGACTTCGGAGTTGTACCTAAGAATCCGGTGATCTTAATAGCTGGCATTTATTTGCAGCCGCCCTTTTTGACCATACCGCCCTTTTTATAAGCAGGCATCTTTTTTTCTTCCGCCATGGCGACTTTACCTTTAGGCATCATTTTACCTTTAGGCATCATGGCTTTTGATTTACTTGCAACGTTTTTCATGTTCCCTCACAATAAGCTTTACGTCGCGCATTATGCGCTTTCACTTCCTCAATGGTCTGAACAGTGTCCTTCTTAGACCAAGAGATCGGACGCCAGACTAAGCAGCTAGTCTCGGCGGTGGCCATCGTTGTTGAGCAACCCGCCATTAGCGGACTCAACACGAGACTTAGCATCAGCAGCCAGCGCATTTTCTAATCTCCTACGAGCGTCTTCCTCTTGAGCCTTGCGAAGCCCGCTCTCACCTTCCTGCCTACCCTTCTCCTCAGCCATGCGAACAGCAGCCCACACAGCCACATAGATAGCAGCAAAAAGACCAGCGAAAAACGTAACCGCTGCAACAAACGTGTACATTATTTTTCGCCGGGCGGCGTAGTCGTGACCGAACGCATGACTGCCATGATGACAGACATAGCGATGATCGACCAGCCCGCCTTGGGGTCCTGAAGGAAAGAGTTCCAATCAGCAACCGCGAGAGCGCCGAACGCTGCCGTCAGAGCCGAAAGAAGATAAGTGCGCCATCCGATAATCATAATGACCTCCATGCGTGGGCCGCAGCCACTCCGAGTTTAGCAGACACAGATGCTGCAAGTGCAGCAATACCAGCAATCACTAGTTTCATAAAGAAATCAAAGTGATCCGGGTGCATCATTTCTTCGGGTCCGGGTAGAGCTTATGAGGAAGCTGCCAATGCGGACCGTCTTTGAACGAAGTCCAGTCGCCGCCCCATTCTACAGGGACTTTAACATCCTTCGCTGCTTGTTTCACCACCTTCGAAAGCTGATTATACAACGGCCAATCCCAGCGAACTTCACCATTAATCAACGGCGCGAGGTCAACAGCGAATCCGTGAATGTGCCGCGACCTCATGGTGCGCGTAGCCTTCTTGGCAAATAACTCCCGTTGACGTTCCACCGTACGCTTGCCTTCAAGGACGGTAAAATCAATCGGAGAAATCTCAATGGCGCGACGAACTACTCTGATGAGATCAGGGTGTACGCCTTTAAGCCGTTGCTCGGAGCGAGTACCTAGCTTGTACCCCATTATTTATGCCCCTCTTTTTCCAGTCTAGTTTCTATCCGGCTGACAATCTGCAGGATACTAGCCAGTCTTTCATCAGACCGAACTTGGCCTGTCTCAAGAGAGCGAATACGAGCCTCTGCAGCATTCTGCATCGACTCTAATTCTTTGATTCCTTTGTGAGTTAAGTCACTGCGCTCAGACATAGACCCCCAAGCGACGGCAACTGCGACTCCCATCGCAGCTAAATTAATTAGATTACCTAGAGAGAAGTCCCAACGCATAGGCGACTCTTCCATTAGTTAGCCCCAATCACCGAGGGAGACTACGGATGAATCTCCAGCGCGATAGGATTTAAAGTAACTATTAACACCAACAACTGCAGCACTAGCTACACCGAGAGAGACTTGTGGGATAATTGTACCCGCTGATGTGATACGGATTACGCCGTTGATATAAGTCATACCTACTGTGTTGGTGTTAGCAGTGATGAGCGTTGTATTTGCCGCTGTATTAAACGTCTGCTCTGCTGCCGTAGCAGTAGCAAGAGCTGCTGGCTTCGCTGTAGACGATCTCCAAGACTGAGTAATTGTGGCAGAACCGCCGAGGGCAAAGCCAAACGAGCCACTAGAAGAACTCATATTTGTAAGCGAGAATCCGCACTCAAAGAAATAAACGCCTGTAGATAGCGTAATTGCACCATTAGTTGGACCACCGCCACCATCAAAAATAGCTTGCGCCGCAGTTTGACTCGTTAGCGTATTAGCTGATGTAAGGGCAATAAACGCGCTACTTAAAGCTGAGTCATTTATAGCATCTGTAATACCTTGTGCCGTAATTCGTAGTTCAACAATGGACCCAGATGGAAATCCAATAGCGGATGTCCCTTCCTGCGCGCGAGCAATACCAAGAGTATCGGTCGATCTAGAAGTGACCTTGATAATCTCAAAGGACCCGCTCGTAGAGGTTATCGTTGCATAAAAATATTCGCCAGCGCCGACAGTAGGGAACGATGCACCCCCGCCGGAAGTCAATGCCGCTGACGTATCAGAACTAGATATCGCAGACGATAAATACCCAATCGCATTATTTTTAAATTTGACAGTCATCCCTGTCTCCTACGCAAATCTAGGGCTACGGGCCGTCATGCTCCCGCGCATATTGGATAAGTTAGCGCGTGCGCGCCGTTCACTCAGATGGAACAAATATTGCCGAGAATGGTACGAAGCCAATTCTATATTCGACCATGTAACATTTGGCATGAGCATAAGTTGTTGCAACGCACCATGAACGATAACGTCTTCTAGCTCATCAAGTATGTGTTCTTCCATACCATCAGCATCGCGCCGAGGTTTAAGCGCGTAGAACATACGCATTGTATAGGTCTTAGAATTGTCCGGCATAGGGAGCACAATATACTTATCAGGGACTACCTGACAGATTGCGCGTGGCTCAGAACCATCGACCATAGTCGGATCAAGAATATTGAAATTACCACTCAGGTCTGCACGGGCATAAAGTAAACTAATAGCTGAAGTCGCAGTACTTGATGTACTGGTTTCCAATAGCAACGCACTACCACTTTCCTGTGTCAGCAGGTCTGCAGCGTCTGTCGAATCCAGAGCTTCAAGAGAACTATAAGTATTAGCTTCGTTGTACTCTACTTTATTGAACTGGTTAGAATTTAGAGGAGCTTTAGTTGTGTCGCTCCAAGCAACGTCTGCTGTATATCCACTAAAAAGATCAGCCCATTGAGGATAAAGATACAACGCATCCTCAAGAGTTAATTTCTTGAGTGGTTGGTCATTCATCATAGCATCAAAAATAACATGCACATCTGTATTAGCTGGCTTATTGTATCCGTATTCATATGCACCGGGAGACAGATTAAACGTAGGTTCAACGTGCCGCCATAATAGCGTGCGTTCACAAGTCCTAATCGCAGACTTACGAATCTCACGATTAATCACCGGTTGCGGACATCCGGGTACATTTGCACTAACTTCTTGAATTAGCGTGGAAAAAGCTCGGTCTGCCATTAGATTACCTCTCCAGCAATCTGGTCAGCGCGAGACGGCTTCATACCAGCAGGTTTTGTATCTGTAACAACACGACCCTGAAGTGAAGCACTAAGCTGGCTCGTAAAGAGCTGCAAGAAGAACTCAGCACGCTTAGAATTAACTGCCTCATCATCAATTGATTCAGCCAACCATACAGTACCATCAATAATCGTTGGGAAAAATGCGCCATTTGGCGTGGTAATCGTATCAGCCAAAGCGTAATCCGCTGGAACCTTAGCGTATTCTCCAACAAGAACAGTGCCTGACACAGGCGGTGGGTAGAGAAAAAATCGTTCTGCGTTCTTAACATGGCGCATAAAGTTAACTGGAGAACCAGCAGGGGCGTTCATCCAGTCAGGAGCATAGCGCGCCATGGTCTCACGATCTACTTCAGTAACTGCATTGCCACCCTTAACCTGAAAGATATCAATAAGTCGTAGCGCATCAGAAGGGAGTGACTGCACTGCAGTGCCAGCGGTTGTAGGAATATCACCGATCTCACCAAACAAGTCGGGACGAAGCACCACCATACGCTTAATCGTCTGGTTGACAAACTTCAAAAGGTCAGCATCACTGTACCTATTTGGCGTGTCAACATCCTGCAGGATATTTCTGACTTCGGTGATAACATCGGCTGGCGTCACTATCCGAGTCTCCTAGTCACTTCTGCGTTCAGTTCTTCGTTAATATACTCGGGTTCTTCTGGTATGTCATCCGTATGGAGGTCAACTCCCTTCCGTTTCTTACCTTTACGTACTGTTTTTACTATCGGCGCAGTATCCTCGGACTCAAGTTCCAAAGCTGCAACAATATCAGCAACTTCTTCTGCAGCCGGAATTTCCTCAGCGAATTGAGCTACCCGCGACTTAATCGCTGGAGTTAAGAATTTCTCAGGGAACGCAACCTCTTCTGAAACTTCTTCCAGTTTAGGATGCTTGCCTAGGTACTTATCCCACTCGTAGATAGTACCATCCTGCTTATGCCGAAGCCATCTGGTCATTTCTTAATAGCCTTCTTTTTACGAACCATGCCGCCTTTGCGGTACTCTTCACCTTCGTCCTCGCAGCCACCGCGCATCTTCTTGCCGCCGTTTTCTTTCTTCATAACAACAATCATCAGAGCTTTACCTTTAGCTTTCTTCATAGGTGCTTTAGCCATTATTTAGTTCCCTTCCGTTTACCTGATGGTGACACAGGCCATGCCTTACGAGCAGGACCAGTCTTCTTAGCAGCCATAGACTTCTTCTCTGCTGCAGTCATTTTAGATGCCGCTGCTGCTGGACGACAAGCTGGATATCCTCGCTTATCTTTTTCACCAGAACGACCGCAGGATTTGCCGGTCTTTACATCGACCCACTTTTCCCCGAACCATTTTCCAAGGCCACCTTTAGCCACGCTTCACCCGATTATCTGCACCAGACCAAGTACCGCCACGGCTCTTATATTCTTTCGCTGCCCACGCATTTGCATATGCACTTGGATAAACCTTAAACTTCTTCTTGGCTTCAGCTTTTACGCGAGACCATAGAGCAGCGTTGTTCGGTTTAGATGCAGCCATATCAGCAGTTCCACGCGCGAAGGCTTTTATTAATCCGTGAGTTCGGATCATTGGCTGTTTTGGCGCTTGTCAATTTTTTCTTCATGCCTTTCATACGGGCACAGAAGCTATCACGACGAGGACCGCCTTCAGGCTGGGGCGCTTTCAAACCGGGCTTATCGGGATTTGCTTTATTATAAGAAGCGCGCCCTTTAGCGTTCAAACCGCCTTTAGGATTCTTACCTTCCTTGCGTGTCCATGCAGGAGTCTTAGGCATTATGCAATCCTCTCTGCAGATATAATAGCGGAAGGTGTTGCTGGAACTGCAGGTGGGCCAGTTACTGCTGCGGTATGATCAAGTGTAACTGCGGTATTCGCAGGGAGCCATAGTACCTGAATATATTGCCCAGCCGTCACTGTAACGTATAACATAATTTGAAAAAAAGCACTCCCACCATCTGTGGCTTTTGGCACTGACATCTTGGTATTGGAGCGAACGATATTTGTTCCATTCAGCGAAAACCAAATTGACACAGTGTGATCACTACCATCAGTATTGGTAAATTGAAGGTTAGGCGTTACAGCGTAAGTTCCTGCTTCAGCAAATGTTAGTCGTGTTAAATTCGTACCATCCGTGACCATTGTAATGCCAGCACCAACTAAGTCAGTTGTGCCAAATTTTACAGCCGTAGCCGCAGACGTACTACCAGTCTGATCGGTGATGTCAGAGAACGCAGCATAAGCTCGACTGGTAATAGTGCTAAACGGCACCTTACCACTAAGGATGTCTACATTGGTTATATTAACTTCACCCGTACCTTTGGGTGTAATATTAAGGTCAATATTTGTATCAGTTCCATCAGCAGCTAATGTGCTGCCATTAAGATTACATCCGGCTGCGGCATTACCTGTAGCTAATGTCGTAGACTCGACAAGCGTCATGCCTGAGAATGAACCAGAGAATGTAACTCCAGTAATAGATCCACCGGTAATTGAAACCGACGAAGCATCCTGCGTAGCTATAGTACCAAGACCTAAGTTCGTACGTGCGCCGGAAGCGTTAGAAGCACCCGTTCCGCCGTCGGCAACAGCTAAGTCAGTTATGCCGGTAATTGTGCCACTCGTTATGGCAACGCCAGTTATGCCTACGTCACCAGTAATTGCAGAAATAGCGTTTCCACTTAGACGGATATTCCCAACAGAAGCGGAAGCTGTACCAACTTTAAGCGCCGTAGAAACACCGGTACCGCTAACAACAGTTTTTTCTGTAGCTGCCGGGCCACCATCTACGTGTAATAATTGAGAATACGTAGCATTAATCTGGCTACCGGTAAGATTTGTTGGCATACTCGGCCCTCTAAAAGGAGAGGTAGGGGTCTAGCCCCTACCAATTATTCAAGGACGTAATCGAAGATAACGTCGATGTGCGTGGCCGTTGTAATGCTAGAGCCAGTCTTGCTAACATTGATCGCCGTACCAGCGTCGTTCGCCGTATAAGACGCACCGTCAGCGAGGACAGCAGCACCAGAACCACCATCAACGAGAACAGTACTTTGCGTCAGGCTGGCCTGAGCGAAAGCAACGAGCTTACGTGAAGTGGTCGAAGTGCCAGTAACATCAACCGTTGTAACCGCACCAGCAGCGTTGCCAACCGAAATGGCTTTACAACTAACCATACGGATTGATTTGCCAGTAACAGCAGCAACGAGTTCGACACCCGCGTTGACCTGCGCAATCGTAAACCGCTGACGAACATTAAGAACTGCTCCGGTCGCCCGAAGATTCGTAATGGTTGCAGAAGTAATTGTCGCTGAGTCAGCCTCAAAATTGATGGCCTTCAGTCGAGAGTGTGTAACGCCGTTATAAACAGACATTGAGTCCTCCTATGAGAAAGTAGGGGCCGAAGCCCCTACACTCAGTTCGGGTTAAGAACAACCGCGAAGCAGCGGAGAACACAGTCCGTAGGCGCAGCCGTATTGATCAGCAAGTCGATGGTGTCATCTGACGTACCAATAATGATCGGTGCTCCAAGGCCGTTACCAGCAGCCCATGACCAGCCGAGAGCGTTCGACGCAACGTCGTTACCAAAAGCATTGGCTGCAGCAGGCGAAGCGCCCGTGAAACCAAAGTCAAAGGTAGCTGTCGTGTTCGTCGTCTCTGCCGACGTGACCTGAAAGCCTGCGTGCAGGATTACAGAGTTAGCTTCAAGAGGAAGAATCTGAAGTGTATCTGCTGCAGCAAGCGCCGTAGCGCCTGCGGCAGAGCGCGCAGCCACAATCGCAGCGAAGTCAAGCTCGACTTCGATGAAGGAAATGCGGTTTCCGCCATAGGCAGGAAACGAAGCCGTTCCTTTGTTAAACCCGTAGGAGTCAGTAAAAGCAGTCATTTATCCCTCCTTACGAGAAGCTGACGACGGATTCGACGAGAGCTTCTGGCTTCACCACTTTGTAGCCATACACCTGCAGGCCACGGATGATGTCACCGAACGTCGTTTCCGAACGGATGGTTTCCATCTCAGTCATCTGAGAAGCGAAAGTGAAGCCCATCTTGGTGCCAGCAATGATGCTGTACTTCGTGCTGGACGTAACTTTCAGGTTGTGGCTGACGTAGATCGTGAAGCGATCAATCATGCCGAGACGACCGTTGCGGAGCGGAGACTGGCTATCGCCGGTAAGCGAAGCGTCTTTCAGTTCCGACTTCTTGATCAAGCCAGCCATACGGGCAGGGATGATAAGAAAGCGGTTCTGCTCTGGGCAGTTAGCTTCGTCAAGAACGGTGCCCATGTCAACGACAAGGTCCGTAACTGAAGTCGTACCACCTGAACCGTCTTTAGAAACGGTGAGCGGCGAAGCCGTCGTGCCAAGATTGAACGCAGATGATACCGCGCCAGCAGTTGCGCCTTTGTTGGTCGCAGCAATATCTGGCAAGATATCGGTCAGAACGCGCTGGTCGATCTTGATCTTCATCTGCTCGGAAGCATCTTTAGACCACATATCCATCAACTTAACGTCTGACTGAACACGATCAATATCGTCTTCAACGCAAGCGAAGTACTCGCCTTTGTCGATGACAAGCTGAAGTTTAGGCTTGTCAGGATTTTCGACGACGAGGCTCTGGCCCTTGACGTAGTCACGGATCGTGATGTTCGGAATGGTGCGGATGTTAACCGTATCACCCTGATTCTTGATCTCGCCTTCGTAGTCGGTGTTAGCGATAGCCGCGAGGACCGTCGCATCGTAGAAGTTTTCAATAAGCTTGCCTGACCAAATCTCAGGGATGAAGTTTCCCGAATAATTTGGACGGCCAGCAGAGACCGGATAAGACATGGAATAGCTCCACTTAACCTGTTGCGACTATACGATCTTCCCGCTGTGCAGCGAAAATATCGCGTTCAATTCGGTCGCGGTCAGCTTCTTTGCCTCGATAGATGCCTTTTCGTACGTCATCGAAGAACTTGGTAATGTCTGCGCGTGTGTACGTCTTAGCCTGTGATGCCGCCGGACCACTGCCATTACGGCTGCGACCGGGAGCTACTTGTTTATCGAGTTCGGAAACTGCGCTCCGAGGTGGTTGAGCAACTTGTTGGCTACCATTACCCTGCCAAGCATTGAAGAAATTTGCGACTCGGTACACATCCATGCTGCGTTGAGCATCTTCAAGATAGTCCTGCCGTGTAACCCCGGTCAGCGGGTCTACTTCCAAAAGCCAATCTAAGAAGTTCTGATCTGCATTGATGTCCCGCCAGTTGGGGATTCTTGCAGAAAGTTCTGCCCAAAATGACTGTTCAGATGTCTGCGCTTGTTTCTGTGCAACCTGTTCGACACGAGGAAGAACACTGACCTGCATCTGCCGGACCATATGTTCCAATTCCGCAATCTTGTTATCGCGGGCTGTAAGTGATTCTTCGGACACACGTCGCATGACCTCAAGCGAATCACCATATTCCTCAACATCTTTCTCGGTTATCAGCCGCTTATCATTAGCATAAGCCGGAGCCGGTGCTGCTGAAAGAGCTGAAAACAAATGCTCCATCTGGGTAAGTCGTTGGTTCAACTGCTGATTCTCAGTACGAAGCCGCACTGTATCCGCGTTGTACATACCCTGAAGTGTTTTATACCGTTTCTCGAAAGTCTCCTCATTATCCTTGTTACCCGCAGACTTTTGCTCGTTAAGTGCGGGTGCAGACGCTTCGTTCTCGACACTGTCGGCTTGCTGAACACTCTCTTGCGTACGACCTTCTGATTCTACGTTAGCCTCAGTAGTTTCAGTTTGGGTCTTCTGCTCTTCGAAATGTTTGGCGACTGCCTCAGATTGACGACGAACTTGCTCAGGTACAGCCATAGAACGCTCCTCTCGGTATGCGTATGGTTAAACGGCGGCTATCTTTTTCTAGATTCTGCTGCCATATCAGGGGCATTTTGCACTAGTTTATATATCTCTGTCAACACTTGGCAACGCCCTTGAGCCAAGTGGACAGCATCTGGTCCAACATATGGTAGCTGATCTATCTCCCGCTGACGCCACTCGGTTATCCATTCAAGGATCGCCGGATGTGAACGAGAGATAGAAGCCCACTGTTGGAGAAGTTCTGGGGTAGGGCGAATCACGCACCACCACCTTGCGGTCTAGCAGTAGCAGCACTCATGCCGCCCGCTGGATTCCCTGCTTGATCGAGTGTCGCTCCCTGTGGCTGTTGCTGTGGCGCTGCCGCCTGCGCTGCCTGTTGCATCCGCTGAGTATTACTCAGCCGCTCGCGTGAAGGAACGATTTCATCGACCGGCATCTGAAGCCCCTTAGCGATCTCACGGAGAATCGCAGCGCGGCCATCTTTGCCGATGATGCTCATATCGACCTCATTGCCAGTGGCGTTGAGGAACTCGACACGACGCATATTGACAGTCTCCTTGACTGCCAGATTAACAGCACCACGTGGAATAACTTGAGCGTCACCCTTGATCGACTCATCCGCATCGTAGCGCATATTGTATACAAACTGGCGCTCAACAATCGGCATGATAATGTCGTTGTCGATGTGCATCACAACCTGACGGATACCCTTACCAGCTGAACCCATGAGCATGGACAGTCCCGATGCAGTACGACCTGCGCCCTTAACATCTACGTCTCCATAGATATAAGATGGGATACCAGAATGATCGTCAGCTAAGCGGCTAAACCGTTCATAAACAGCCATCAACGTATTGGCATTATCATTAGGCTGGTTGAAGCGAATAGCCGGGGCTGACCCACCTAATGGGTCGTTAAGGACTTGCCAAATTTTCCATGGGTGCATCTGGGTAATATCCTCGTTAGGAGGAATACGTTCCAGATTAACCTCGACCTGTGGGCCAGAAGCAATGCCCATGTTATTGACGAGCGCACGCGCCGCCGCATTACAGATATTTTGCAGGTCCTCAATGATCTCAGGAATACCACGCCCCCAGAATGATCCGGGGGTCTTAATGAACGACGTTTTCGCATAGGGCTTCTCGCCCAAAGGATCGTAGTTCAGAATAGCTTTGATGACATAGTTACCGACAAGCCAGATATTGGCGTCGTACTCACGTGCTTCGTCAGGCGCATCCTCTTCGGACATACCCCACTCGCGGAGCATAGCTCCACTGACTTTACCCCAGAACTCAAGGGCATCGAACATATCTGTCGGGCGCATCTCGGTATAGAACTTGCGTTCTTCTTCCTCGCGCTCCTGCTCAATCGTCTCCGCGACCCAAGATTGTCCCGGTCCGATCTCTAATACTTTACGAATGGCTTGGTCGTCATAGCCGGGACAGCCGATCAAATCAGATAGACCGGTCCGGGTAAGTTTATGGTGTTCAAAAATATATCCGTCGTTGATCCGGGTAATCCCCGGCTCTGGATAAATATTGAAAGGACTTACCCTCTCAAATTCCGGTGCAAGTCTCTCGCCCGCTTCGACAATAGTTTTACCGTCTGGACCTTTCGCCCAGCTAAGGTGTCGTTGGCGACGGACCACAGGACCTTTGATAAAAGCACAAGGGAAAGTAACAAGATCAGTGATGAACTCATTGAACGACTCCGGCCATCCCCCTTGAGCAAACTGATCTTCGATCTTAATCTTCATTTTGTCAACACGGATCTGTGCTGCCTCTAGAATCTTAAACCGATATTGCTGGGAGATAACCTCTTTTAATTCAACGAGTTCCGATTTAGACGGTGCAGCGCCTGTTGCCTGAATAACCGCCATAACTTCTTCAGCAAAGGCTGCTTGAAGCGCCGTGCTATCATCAGGCGACAAGTCTGGAATAGGCGTAGGAGACATATCCCACGGAGGAGACCCCGTTTCGAGCAGGATATCCCGCAGCCAGCTTTCAGCCGCACGGCACTTTACTTCCGTGAGCATCATGTAGACTTCGGACCCGCCCTGATTCTGGATCGCGTTTAACTTATCTGCCTCATATTCGCCATTGCGCTGCCGCATGGCACGTAGCATGATGTGGTTAATCGGCTCTCGCGCTATGCGCGCTGCATCCCAGCAGCGTTTAAGATACGCAGATAGTCCAAGGATTACCGAATCCTGCTGCCGTGCCTGAAGTTCTTGTTCCATGCGTTCGCGTTCAGCTTTATCAAGCTGTTCGCTACTGACAACACGAAGGAGAGTTAATCCGGCCATTGAATTTATTATTACTCTTTAGGCGTCTGATCGTCAACGGCCTGTTTTTGAATCGCTGCAATGAGTTCAACGACTTCAATATAAGGACGTTGGCCTAAGACGTTCAGAATGTAATTCCACTGTTGCGGTGTCAGTTCGATCTTCATAGCCCTAACAATTCTTTCAGTTCTGCCACGCTCAACCCCGCCGCCGCGAGCTTCTCTTGTGGCGTTAGTGGAGCTGGTTCTGGTGGTGGGACGTATGGGTTGGGTGTGTTGCCTTCGTCAATCCAATCTTGGATCGCTTCGACGAGACAGCTTTCCTGCCTACCATCCGGCCATTCACGCCAGACAATTGTGTTTTCAGGATCAGCGTATTGCCAAATCGGATCACTCATAGCTCACATCCTGTGAAGTACATATATGCGGACGATGTGTTCATAAACAGCAGCGTAGAATATCCAGCCGTTGTGCCGCTTAATCCGCTGATATTAAAATTAGCGCTTGTCGTAGTAGCACCGCCAAATGTGAAACCAGTTGCGTTGGTTGTAGCGGTAGACGGCAAGAAAGCCGCAAAATGGCTTGCCGCTGAAACCGTAACGCCGGTTGGTGGAACGCGGGTAGTTACGGGCAACGCAACCGTGAACCATGCGGTTGTGGAAGATGATAGTGACGTAACCATGCCTGCGGCAATGTATGGATTTGCGCCGCTTGCGTAAGAAAAAGCAGGCAGATACCGCTGACACAGCGCCAACTCCTGCCCATACTGCCTGCGCTCGAACGGCGTGGCGACTGAGCCGACTTCTAGCTGGACGCCGGTGATGTAGAAGGTTGCGCCGTTTGTGCCAACTATTGAAACTGCGCCTGTGGCTGCAACATAGTTTGCCGAATCCCAAGCTCCGGCTGTGCCGCTATATGTTGAACCAGTGCCAAAATTAAAACAAATAAGTGCTGCCCCCGCGTTACTAGCCCCAACCCATGTTCCGCCAGTATCACCGGGAATAGTTATGGTTACATATGTCCACGTATTGGCCTCTTCAGGAGAAACAGTAAATGTAAATGGATAAGATCTAGAAGACGCATAATTTTTCATTGCGCCGCTATGTGTTCCTGTTATGGAAGAATACACATAAAACGATAAGGTTACAGATTTTGCGCTGCTAGACCCAAAGCCTAAATCCGCAAAATTAAATCCTTCCATAGCTTGTTGAATAATAAAATAATCGCCAGTCAATACTGAATATGCTGATGATGACGTAAAACCAAGATAATTAGAAAAGCCAGTTGGTGGCGTAACGGAACCGGCATTTTGCTGGCCTGTTCCTTTGCCAGTTTGAGAGGAAACAAAAGCAAATCTGTCAACAGGGAATATTGCATTATTAGCTGCAACACTAGCCCCCGCGTTTCTCTGATCCACAACCATATCGCCATTGATGATGCGGTTCCGCAAGAAGCTAGAACCCATCGCCAGCGTATTGCCGACAGTCGCGTTGCCAGCCGTGTCGAGCGCGATGTTTGCCGTCGTGCTAGAAGCGTTCTGTAGCGTGGAGACTTTTAATGTGGACATTATAATCTCACTCGTAAAGGATGTTTACAGTGCCGGCGTCATACGCATCGGTGCCGTTTACGGTAGTTAACCGCACAAAGTTTAAGGTCCCTGATAGAGATACAGATCCGCCTGAAACAAGCGAATTAGACGAACTTGACACGCCCCCGGTAAAAGCAGCCACCCATGTATTTGATGAAGCGCTTACAAGAGTTAATGTCATTATTCCATGTATTACGTTTGTCGCAGAGCCAGCGTAAATACCGAATCCAGTTGTGAAATTTGTCGCCACTGGAGTTGAATTTGGGGTGTTTGAAGCGCCGCAAAGATAGCCGGATGTTGTAGGTGTTCCGCCAGTTCCTATTTGAACTAATGGATTGCTAGTTCCATTTGTAGAAACACTAGCCAGCATAAGAGTAATGCGTTTCACCCATGACGGAATGCTACCAAAATCAATACTTGTTCCGCTAGTCGATGCTTGTGCAGAAGCTGTATTCAAATAATTTTGACGCCAAACTGACCCATCATACATCTCAAGCGTAGCAAGCGTAGAGTTATAACCAGTCTGTCCAGCCGTAGCGGGAGACGGACGCCCTGCCGTTGTCCATGACGGGAATATCTCGCCGGTTGTGCCATTAAGAGTTAGCGGCATTATTCAATTCCTCGTCTGTCGGGCGCGGGTAGTCAGGATGCAACATCATCACGCCGCTATTTCTATGATTGTTAAAGTAGTAGAACACGATCCACCAAAAAGCCTAGCATTGATTCCGTTAATAGCTACAGTAGCGGAAGCTGAAGGCCCAATTCTAACTCTGAATGTCGTGGCCGATGTAGTTCCTGAGGTCATATAATAGGATATGTTTAAGTTAGTCATCGCGCCAGCCGTAGTTATAAAACTTGGGACGGTAGCAAGCGCATTTGCCGTGCTGTCTTGGAATAGAGCGCCAATGGTCCACGTAAACGCCGCAGACGAATAAACGGAACCGGAGAACAGTATGTATAGCTTGCTTGTCGCGCTTTTTGGCGTGATTGTCGCAGTAACAAACTCTGTGCCTTCGGTAATTTGTGGAATTGTATCGTCTAACGGGATTAGCGTAGTTCCAGACGCATAAGCCGCAGGTGAACTATTGACGACCTGAATTACCGCGCCAGTAGGTAAACTTGCTATCATAGTCCCAGTAACAGTCCCGCTATCAGCAGACGTGATGATGTTGCCGGTTTTGGCCGGAAGCGTCAGCGTGTTCGTGCCAGCTATAGCCGTAGGCGTCAGCGTAATCTGACCTGAAGTTGCGCCCTTGAGGACTAAATCACCCATTAAACAATGCTCCACACAGAATCAGTGCTAACTGTAACGGTAATGCCAGCATTTACAGTGACGGGGCCACCTGACAAGCCATTAGAGCCAGTAGGAACCGTAAAATCTGCCGATACAGCGTTTGCGTTTAGAGATATGCCATTAGTCGATGACGTGGCAATAGCCGACAATATGCCGGTGCTAGGCGTATAGTTATACTTTGGATTCGACGTGTATATCGTCGATAGCGAACCAGTCGTAGCCGCAGCAAAGAGCGGATATAGCGCCGTTGCGGTAGTTGTATCACTCGCAGCCGTAACACCTAGTGCAGGTGTTGACCAAGACGTTACGCCAGAACCATCCGTCGTTAGAACTTGCCCATTGGTGCCGCCAGTTGACGGCAGTTTCATCGTCCAAGTGCCTGCCGCATCCGCAACTGACAAAGACACAGTGCCAGATGTTGTGCCTTTAAAGTTCGCAATACCTGTGGCAGTAGACGTAACGCCGAGCGTTATATCGTCGTTAAATGTCGGGCTGTTCGAGAAGACCAGCGAGCCTGTGCCTGTCTCATCAGTAACAGCGGCAGCAAGATTAGCTGACGAAGGCGTTCCTAAGAATGTGAGGATGCCTGTGCCAGTTGTTGTGGTTGAAGGCGCTACGCCTGCGCCGCCGCCGATAACAAGAGCACTCGCTGTAAGAGCCGCCGAAGATGCGAGAGTGCCGGTCGCGCTATAGTAAAGAACGCCACCAGATGTTCCGCTTGTCAGCCCTGTGCCGCCAGATGCAACAGCTAATGTAGCCGATAAGCCAGCAGCCGTTCCTGTCGTATTTTGATTAAACGTGGGCCAAGTAAATGTGCCTGTAGAAAAATTACCTGACGTAGGTGTTCCTAAAACAGGCGTTGTAAATGTAGGCGATGAAAGCGTCGGAGAAGTCGCTAGGACAACATTACCTGTGCCTGTGGTTGCAAGTTCACCAAGAACGCCAGCGTTATCATAAAGAATACGCCCCGACGTGCCGCCTGTGATCGCAGTTGTGCCAACTGTCAGACCCGACGCAACCGTCGTCCATGACAGCGCGCCAGAACCGTTTGTTATCAGAACTTGACCATTTGTGCCGTCAGCCGTTGGCAGCGTATAAGTAACCGCAGCGGAAGCGTTGCCACCTTGAATCGTTGTCGCATTGGCGCTTAAGGCGTTATAAAAAGCTATCTTGCCTGTCGTGGCAGACGCTACACCAAGGGATAGAGCTGCGGTGGCTTTATCAAAATTAAAGGCCGCGTTACCGGCCATGCTGCCAGCGTCATTAAACTGAACATTCTTATCAATACCTGCGGCGTTACCCGCTGCGCCACCCGCCGATGCCCATGATGTATTACCGAGGCCATCAGTGACGAGCACATAACCAGATATACCATTTGATGCTGGCAACTGGAATGTTGTTGTCCCTGCGATAGCAGCCGCTTTTACTGTTACTGTACCTGACGTAGAGCCAATAAAAGTCGCTGTGCCAGTGAGTGTAGGCGAGCCAATCGTTGGACCTGTACCAAATACTAAAGCCCCAGCGCCCGTTTCATCCGTGACAGCCGAACGGAGATTCGCGCTCGATGGCGTCTCCAAGAACGTCGCAACACCTGACCCAAGGCCGTCAACGCCTGTGCTAATAGGTAATCCCGTCGCATTTGCCAATATCGCTGAAGATGGGGTGCCAAGAGCAGGTGTAACGAGTGTAGGGCTGTTTGATAAGACAATGCTGCCAGAACCAGTGACATTCTGCCCAAGAGCCGTGGCGACACCTGTGCCGAAAGATGTGATGCCCGTGCCGCCATTAAGAACCGGCAATACACCTGTGACACCAGTTGTAAGCGGGAGGCCCGTGACATTGGTCATCGTGCCGCTGGATGGGGTGCCTAATGCACCACCAGAATAAAGAAATGTACCGCCGCTACCGAAGTTAACAGAGACACCGTCATTACCATTCAGCGTAATTGTGTTGTTAACTGAAAACGTCTTGCCTGCCGCAATAGAAATCGTGCCGTTCGAGCCAAATACAAAGTTCTTTAAGTATTGCGAGGTGACATAATAGTTCTGCCCAGACCTAGCAATGGGGATAGCATCGGCAGCTTGAGAAGAGCCGCCGTCTTCAAGTTCAGAAATCTTAAGATCGGTCATACAAAGAACCTCTAGGCGCTACCTGAGCATACCGTAGAGAACTCAGATATGCAAACAAAAAACCCCGGCGGCACAAGGGGGAGGAAACACCGCCGGGGTGGAGTTTAGACTAGAGGCAATGAACAACCGGGAGGTTCGTTCACCACTGGTGATAACATGAGTTAAACCGCCTGTCTACTAAGCGCTGCGTAACGCCAGCGTAAAGTCAACATTGTCGCTCGTGCCACCGGACACCGTCGGCTTAATGTACACAGCGTAGATATTGATCTGCTGGAACTGTGCCGTAGATGTAGCCGACACCGTCGTGCCGCCTGAGTCTTTGAGGTCCGTCCATGTCGTCCCATCGTTGCTGTACTGCAACTTGGCCGTCGCCCCACCAAACGTCCCGCCAATCAGCAGAGACGCAATGGACCCGCTGGGCACAGCGAACTTAAGCGGCGTATCCGTCGAGGTGGTGATGCCCGTCCACTTGACAGTAGGCACACCTGCAACAATCGACACAACTGGTGATATATCAGCCATTTACAACTCCTTACGTCCACCCTGCAGCCATCGCAGGCTTAACTTCCCTCCGCGCCAACAACGTCCCGCCATCAGCCACTTGAGCTATGTGGAGCATGAGGTACTGTAATGCCTCAGCCACGTGGGAGTGCGCGTTCTTATCAATGACCCCGTCACCCTTGGGCTTGTAGCGATACCCGCCCATCATGGCCGCTTTAAGGTGTGTGCAGCGTGGGTCAACGAGAAACGCCGGGTCGCCATCTACTTGGCGCATGAGATAGTCATCGACCGCGTTTATGCGCGCCGCAACGGAGTTGGTCCGCGCTGGCATAACCTTAAGCCCCTCAGCCTTGATGATGTCCACCGCGCTGCGTTCGTCAGTCTGTGCTCTCTGCGTCCCTGCCGGATCGACCACAACAAACACAGGCGCACCAGAAAACTGTTCATAGAGCAACGGCTTGAGCACGGTCCGAATGAAGCGTTGAACCCCCATGTCGAAGCTGACTGCTTCAGCAAATATCAGTGCGCGCCCGCGCGGGTCTTGCTGTCCAATGACGGCGGCAGGTGTGAGTCCAAGGTCCATTCCCACAATGATTGGGCGAACTCCGTTGGTAATGTGACGGAGTCGAGAAGTGGCCATATGATAGTCTGCTCGGAAGTATTTGTAAACAGGAAGACCTGCACTGGATAGTCCGTACTCTCCGTCAATATAAACCCTAATGTATTCATCGGACCGACCCTGTGTATCATAATACCCGTCGGGCAAATTTTCGATGTTTTCGGCATAGGGGCTGCGTCCTGACGGTTGCTTAAACACATCCCATCCGTTGTCGTTGGCGCTGACGCCATCGGCGGGACTAAGGTGCTCAAGCTGGTAATACCACCATGTATCCATGGTCGGCGGGTTGGTGTCGCCCCACATCCCATGCCACGTGGGACCACCGTCTTTCTTGGAAGGGAAACGTCCAATGCGTTTAGACATCGCATCGACGATGTCTGGGTGGATGTCCCGGCACTCGTTAAACCACGCGCCAGTAAGCTCAAGAGAATTGAGGTTAGCCACATCATCGGCGTCATCCAGCGCACGAAACATGATCTCACTCTCGACATCGCCCACCCTGAAGAAGTAAGTCTTGGTCGTCCGCATGTAGTCGCCACACACACCCGGCGGGAACCAATCCAGAAACGTCTTGATCGTCGTGTCCTGAAGCTGCCTCGCCGTCTCACGCACCACAGCGAAGCGGGTCTTGCGCACTCCTTGGCTATTCGGCTCCTGCGCGCTCGCACGCCTGATTACCTCAAAGCTGCATGTGACCGATTTACCACTACCAACTGGACCTAACAGGACGCGCATCTTGGCGTCCGACTTCATAAACTTAACACCAGTAGGCGGCGGTGTGTAGTCAATATCAAGAGCCATCAGACAACACCATGATCCGGTAAATTACGCCCACACGCTTGGTTTTGAGTATCTTAGTCTGATAGGACAGGTTCTGGATTGTCAACAACTTTTCCATCAGAGTCGCTTCGCTTAGACTTGTGAAGTCAAACGTCGCTGGCTTCGGCCTCAATCTCAGAGTCTGCAGGAGTTGACGCATCAACGTCGATAAGCCTTGCACTTCCAAGCTCCTGACCCCCGAGATTTATCATTATGCGCACGCCGCCAGCCGCGCCGGAATCCACTGGTTCATTCTTCGGCTCCAGCCCAGCCCACTTTACCGTAGACTTAATGAGATCAGCCTTCACCGCTGCGCTTACGTCTGGATTATGGATCAAACACCACGATGTTGTGAGAAGCTCTTCAGCCTGCAGCCGCGCCTTGGTCTTGAAGAGAATGCCCTTGTCACGAATCTCGTCCCGATAGCCTTCCACCTTCTTGAGAAAGATCGGGTCCTTATTGAATGACAACAAGTCTTGCGCTTGGATGCTGTGCCGCTCCAAAATTTCATCGACCTCCTCACCACTGCCCTCAAGTCTGAGCGCAATGTCGAAGGCTAGGCGGTTTGTCCAACGCGTGGAGTCGTATGCAAGTGACATGTGGAGAAAGTAAACTGGGATTGCGGGGATGGCAAGTTGTGAGATTTTCCGAGACTTGTGTATTTTCTTCATAGCTTCACCCCTGAGCTTGTGTATTTTTTACACAACTTCGTTTTTTGGGGTCTTGTTTTACGAGGTTTACTACACACTGGCTGGGCCTCGCGCGCGTCAGTCCATGTGGCCCCTCCCCTGCCTACCCCACTCTGTTGTCATACAGAACGGCCTTGGTTGACATTCATGTTGACATACTATGCCTACGGCCTAGTCTAAGGCATAAGCTATTGATATTGCAGCGATTTGACAACGGCCCCGACTTGTGCATAATGGACACAACCCCCGGACTGGCCGGAGGGTTTAGGCAATGGAAAGGTTAAGACTATGGCAATCGCTTCTAAGAAAACCGCTCAGGTCGAATCAGTCTCTAATGAGCAACTTTTTGAGATGATAAAGCGCCTACAGGCTGAAAATGCTACGTTAAAGGCTGCTAAGGCTACCCCTACTAATCGCTTTACTGTTAAACTCTCTCCCTCTGGTAAAGGTAATCTTTGCATATACGGCCTGTCACGGTATCCGTTTAGCTTCTATCGTAATCAGATTGAGGCTATTCTGGAAAACGCTGAAATCATTAAAGATTTTATCTCCAAAAACGAGCCTGCCCTGTCTAAAAAAGGCGAATAATCTCTATCACTGGCCGGGGCTAGTCCCCGGCCTTTTCTCGTTTCCTGCCAAGAGGTTATACCATGCAAAAAATTAACGAAATCGCAATCGTTCGCCATTACAAGGGCAAGAGCCGCACAATTCTGGTGAGCGTTTATGCCAAGCGGAAACGCGCTGTCTCCAAGGCGCTAGTCGAAAAATACGGGTTTAACCTGAAAGGGGCGGAAAATGCTGCCAGAGCTTGATCTATTAGCAGCGGCGCTAGTCGCCGTTCTCGCCTCGCAATATCTTTTCTAATAACTAGGCCGGGATTTTCCCGGCCTTTTCTTTACCCGTTTGTTTACATTCATGGGATAGGCTAGGAAGGCTCAGGAATAGCCTATCCTGTTTTCCGGTAGGGTAGTAGCGCCCCGGTTCTAAATCACTCCCTGCGCCGCTCCCTACCCGTTCTAGCGCCTACCCCATACCCGGTGCGACCCTGCCTCGGCGCAACGCGCCGATCCTCCCCGAACGGTCAAGATTTAGCTAATGGCAAAGCACAAGCTAATGGCAAAGCTATAGGCTAGGATTATTTTCTCTATATCCAATAGGTTTAGCCATGATTTTGTAGACATATATTTCACTCAAGGGTTACCGGGCGCACCAAAAATGCTACTCAAGGGTTACCGGGCCAAGTATTTGATTTTATTGAGTTAATCTAACAATCTAAAATTTAGGGCAACAATCCAAAAGAAACTTACACTCGGTTTTGCCCCGAAACTTTACATTTTAATACCATATGTGTTTGTTTTTCCTATATATATATATAGAGTTTAAGATAAATAATCTAATAATATAGAGAAATTTGTGTCTTCCTTTCCAAATTTTCAAATTTTTGTTCCACACACGAAAACGCGGCGTCACTCTCTCCCCTCCAAAAATTTTATTTTTTGGTGACCCCTACGAAAAAATTTTAGATTATTTATATTATTGTTGTTTTCAAAGGCATTTCTCCGATACATTTTAGATTATTGCCATATTGTTGCCACAATTTTTAGATTATCGCATGTAAAGTTTCCCTCCAAAACTTTACATTTTGTGGCTCCCATTACCAAACTTTACATCCGTGTAAAGTTTCAGTCTACAAACAAACTTTACATTTTCACTCCGGCAACCCGTTGAACTTGTGTGCATTTGACACAAGCGGCGATTCGTGCAATGCTCGAACTTGTGAACAAAACACACAACGAAAGGGTTAGGCAATGAAAAAGGGACTCACAAACTGGCAATGCCGCGACTACGTAGCCAAGCTAAAACCATTCCAGAATAAGAATAAAACCCTATACGGCGAATGGGCTGATGCTAATACCTATGTGGTTTATAGCTATGGAAGCCACTTCCCTATCTACGCATGGGTGCGCCAAACCAACCGTTGGTATGCCAATGAGGATAGATATAGCCGCACAACCTCCCACCATCAGAGCCTAGCTAACCCGTCTCCATCCTCTCTCATTCCCGTATCCACCAGCTTTCTCAAATCACTGGCTATCCAAGGCTTCGCTGCCATCGCCGCTGCGCGCGTCATTCATGGGGAGATTTTCTAATGACTTCGCTTTCTTCACCCTCTTTCGTTCTCACAAAAGCGCAGCGCCAGTCTGTCTATCGCCTATGGCTTAGGGATGAAAAGAAACAGCCTTATCGCCAGTTTCGACGCCGCGTTCAGCCAGCCTATGGCTGCGTAATGATTAACCTATGGGGAATGTGGCTTGGAATTGAGCCTGATGGATACACGCACAGCTAAGAAACAGGAGTAGAATCAATGGCTAATTGTGAGTCCGTCCGTGGTGCAAGCGGCTGTGTCCGCTGCACTAACCCTATTCCAAAGCGTCGTTATGACCTTGGCTACAGGCTTTGCCTGTCCTGTGGCGATGCCCAAGCGCGCAAGATTGTTCGCACCATAGTCCCAAGCCATAAGGGTGCATATCAGCCCGTTGGCGATGTTAAGTATTTGAAAATGCTGAATAAATACGCAGCGATGGAGGGGTGAAGTGGCTGCTAAGAAGAAGCATTGGCATTTCAAAGGGGATCGCGTGAGGCTGACTGTGCGGCTTAAACGCGAACTCTACGAAGGCATAGCCAGTATGGCAGGAGACAAAACGACGCCATTCAATTCAACAAACGACCTGATTGAAAAGGCAGTAATGCAATTCCTAAACAAGAAAGGGTAAAACCATGACATTCAAAGAAGCAACGCTGGACGGCAAGCGCATTGCCTATTCATCCACAACCACCTTCTTGGTGCAGGTGGGCAAAGCCAAGAGCGGATACAAAACGCGGTATTCGTTCACTGGTGATTTGCACAAGGCTGTGGCTTACTACTGCGCCATTAACATTGGCAATGGGTATAAGAAGCGGCTGTTTTCGCCCGACATGAACAAACCCGTGCTGGCTAAAGCCTATAGCTGACAACCAAAGGAGAGGAAAATGACAACCATCAGGCCATTCTTTGAGGACAAGATTGTATTCGTCATATGGAACGATGACAGGCGCGCATGGGTCGCGGCTGAGGGAACGGGGATGTTTTACACCTCTGACCCTGACAAAACGCGGCAATTTCCAAGCCAAGCGGAAGCTGAGAAATGGGCCAAGGCCGACGGCCAAGAGACAATCCAGCGCTGGATAGGAGGCTGATATGTTTATGCAATGCGTTGGTGCTTGTCATCAGGCGATGAGCCTTATTCGTAGCCAAGAGAAGCGTATCGCTGATTTGCGTAAAGAAGCTGACATGATGCACAGCGAATATAAAACAGCGCGTGACCGCATAAACGAATTAGAAGCCGCATTAGAGGCGCAGGCGCGACGGATTGCGGAGTTGGAAAAGATGCTCGCCGTTCATCGTCTGGCGGTTGACGTTGACGCCTTAAAAGCCCGCATCGCGGAGTTGGAAGCGGAGAACGAAGAACTGAAAAAGGCAATTTCTAAACCGTGGATGGGTTCTGCCCGCGCCGCTTATCTGGGAGAGAAGGAATGACTGACTACACCGATTTAATCGAACGGCTGCGTGGGAACGATATGCCTTGGTCTGTCAAAGACGCCGCCGACGCATTAGAGGCGCAGGCGGGGCGGATTGCTGAGTTGCGTAAAGAAGCTGACATGATGCACAGCGAATACAAGACAGCCCGCGCCCGCATCGCGGAACTTAAAGCGGCGCTGAAGCCGTTTGCTGACAAGGCGGATAAAGCCGAAGGCCCGTTTGAGCCGCCGTATCCTGTGGACTATTCGTTATGGAGAGCCGCCCGCGCCGCTTATCTGGGAGAGAAGGAATGAGTGACGACTTTATTGCGCTGCTGCGCGACGAACTTGCGGAAATGGCGTCAACCGCTTCCGTCGATATGGAATTGTGGAACAGGTTTTCAAACCGCGTTCTTAAAGCCGCAAACGTCATTGAAGAACAAGCCGTCCGCATTGAGGACATCGCAGAGAAATACAACAACGCTCTATTGTCGCCTGTTACAGAGAAGATGCTGAAAAACGCGGTTGAAGAGATTGTTCAGTTAAAGGCGGCGCTTAAGCCCTTCGTTGACATGGCAGACGAGTATGACGCCGCTTTTCCTCGGCCCTTGAATATTTGCCTTGCAGAATATCCAGAGGATTACCCTTTGTGGTGTCAAGCCCGCGCCGCTTATCTGGGAGAGAAGGAATGAGTGGTTTTGGTTTCGGAAAAGGACCGCCTTTGACGGCGGAACACCAAGCGGTGCATGAAATCCGCGCTGATGAAACGCTGGCGCTACGCGCCCGCATCGCGGAACTTGAAGCGGAAGTTGCTGACTTGAACGAGTGTCTTACCCTTGCCCACATGGACGGTTTTGAAAAAGGGCGTGACGCCGCCCGCGCCGCTTTGGGAGAAAAGGAATGACTGAACCCAGATCAATAGAACTTGAACTTCGCTGGCTGCGCGCACGTTTTAACGACGCAGAGTGGGAGCAAGATGAAGGGATGATGGCTTCACTCTCTTATCAAATCAATCGGTTGGAAATGCTACAATCCTTGGGCGAACGATTCGACGTAAATCACTGATTTTGTTCGAACTTGACACGCTCAACGTGTTGTGCAATGATCGAACTGTGAACAAATCACACAATAACTAAGAGGCAATACCATGCGACCGACTCAGTTAGAAGCTACTCTTACGGCTCTTATCTCTATCAATCGCACGACTACTATCGAAGGCGCACCCGGTGGTGGTAAGACTACCATTGTTCATGCCGTCGCCAATAAGATGGGTAAGCACTACATCGAACGGCATCTCCCTACGATGCTTGTCGAGGACTTTGGCATACCCGTTATCGGTGGCGATACGCTGACTTATAAAATCCCTGACTGGTTTCCTTCCAAGGGTTCTTCGTGGGATGATGGTAAGGGCGGTGTGCTATGCTTCGACGATAGGAACCAAGCTAATGCAGATATTCAGAAGGTGCTGGCAAACATTTGTCAGGCTCGTAATCTGCATGGTGTTCCCCTTGCTGATGGCTGGACTGTCGTTTCTACTGGCAATCGGCAGTCTGATCGTGCTGGCGCAAACCGCGTTCTTAGCCATCTGCGTAACCGTGAAACGGTTATTGAGTTGGATACTCACTTGGATGACTCGACGCAGTGGATGATCGACAACGCCGTTAAGCCAGAGGTTATCTCATTCCTTCGCTTTCGTCCCAACCTGCTGCATGACTTCGATCCGCAGCGTGATAGCAACCCCACGCCTCGCTCTTGGGTCGAAGGTGTTAGCGCAGTGCTTGGCGTTGTGCCTTCCGAGTCTGAGTATGAGTGCTTCAAGGGCGCAGTAGGTGAAGGCGCTGCGGCTGAGTTTGTTGGCTTCATGCGTATCTTCCGCAAGCTGCCTAATCCTGACGCTATCTTGCTTAATCCAGATAAATCCGATGTGCCTTCCGATCCGGCGACACTCTATGCCTTATCGGGCGCTCTGGCTGAACGTGCGTCGGATGCTAACTTTGCTCGTGTCTGCACATATGCCGAGCGTATGCCGCCGGAGTTTTCTGTGCTGACCATTAGCTATGCCGCCCGCAAGAACCCATCACTGGCTTCAACCCAAGCGTTTACGACATGGGCTGTTAAGCACCAAGACGTTTTGTTCTAATGGGCTATCGTTCTGATGTGGCGTTGGGGATTGCGTTCCCCAACAACGCCGCGCTGGTGTCGTTCCTAACAGCGCAGAAGCTAACAGGCACAAAGGAGATGCAGGAAGCGATTAAACAGTTTGGTGTTACGCATATGTCCGCAGCCTACAAGGAATACGTTGTGCTGTGGGTGTATGAGGAACAAGTGAAGTGGTATCCAGACTACCCAGAGGTGATGGCCTACAACCAGATCATCCAGAACGCCAAGGACTTAGACTATTCAACGATTGAAATAGAGATAGGAGAGGAAACGAATGACATAAAGTTTGAGGTTAATCACGGCGAAAAATCAGACTGTGCCTGTCTATATGACTCGTTTGATATTCGGCGTGAAATAAACCGACCTGAAAGCTGGCAAGATATATCCTCGTTTGTCAAGGAGAACTAACCATGAACCTTAACGACCGTGCGCTGCTGGTGCAGCTTAACATTTCACAGTGGACGGCGCGCAAACATGACAAGCGCGCTACGGAGGACGTTGCTGCGATGCACAACGCTGGCAAATCTGCTGGCCGGTATCACAAAGCGTTGCTTCCCATGAACGATTATCTGGATAACGTGCAAAAGAAAGCCACGCTGATCCGCACCCGTTACTACCAGAACACGTTGCCGTGGGCGATGGATGGCACTCAGATGCTTCCATCTGCTAATTACCTGTCGTTTATGACTGACTTCCGCAAACAGAAAGCGGAGTGGGAGTATGCCGTTGCGTTGTTTATCGACCACTACGATGACATGAAAACCATAGCCAAGCGTGTGCTTGGTTCGCTCTACTCCGAGGCTGACTACCCGTCGGAGCAAGAGATCATCCACAAATTCAAGATGGATATGGCTGTGTTTCCTGTGCCTTCCACTGACTTTCGTGTGCAGTTATCGAACGATGAACTAAACCATATTCGTGGTGACTTAGAAGCTAGGCTTGCTACTGCACAGCAAGCGGCTGTGCGTGATGTGTGGGATCGACTGTTCGACAAAGTAAAACATATTGCTGACAAGCTGGCCGATCCCAAAGCTATCTTCCGTGACAGCATGGTGGAGAACGCCAAAGAATTGTGCGAACTACTGCCAAGGTTAAACTTTACTGATGATCCGAACCTTGAGATGATGCGCGCAGAAGTGGAAGCCAAACTAATCGGCCATCATCCAGAGGCGTTGCGTAACAACCTTGACTTGCGACACGACACTGCGTCCGAAGCGAAAGCTATCATGGATAAGATGTCTGTGTTTATGAATGGCTTATGAAATACGATAGCTGCCAGTTTGCTATTGTATAGTCTCACCTGACTTGCATGGTGATCGAGTGGGACTCGAAAACTGGGAAACGAGGAAGCACTAAGAGTCGTCGCGGCAATCGCGTAACACGCTGCGGCGACTCACTTTTCCGGCGACTTGACACGCGCCGCAACGTCGTGCATCATCGGGCTGTGAACTGAACACACAAAGGACTAAGGCAATGGACTTACTCAAGCGGTTATCGAAAGCCAAGACTGGCCTAATCCTAGAGCATCCCTTCATCGGATCGGTTGCCATTAACATGCCGTTCGAACTGGACGAAACCATTGCGACTGCTGGCACCAATGGCAAGCGTGTTAGATTTAACCCTGCGTTTATTGAGAAGCTGACTGATGAGGAACTTAAATTCCTTGTCGCTCACGAGTGTCTCCATCCCATGCTCGAACATAACTATCGCCGCAATGGACGGACTGCCAAGCGTTGGAATCAGGCGGCTGACTATGTGATTAACCAGCTTCTTGTCGATGAAAAGATTGGCAAGTTTATCGACGGCGGCTGTCTCAATCAGGCTACCTATAACGCTGGCGGTGGCACCAGTGACGGTATCTATAACATACTGCCGGAAGATAACGGCGAAGGTGGAGGTGACATCGGTGGCGCTGGCAATGATCTGGAAGATGGTGAAGGTTCACCTGCCGAACAGGAACAACAAGCCGCAGAATGGCGTGTCAAAGTTGCCCAAGCCGCGCAAGCCGCGAAGATGATGGGTAAACTGTCGGCTAACATGCAGCGTTTTGTTGACGAAGTATTGCAGCCCAAGGTTGCATGGCAGGATGTGTTGCGTCGGTTTGTGCAGAAAGCCAAGACGGATCAGCGCACGTTCGCCCGCCCCAACCGTAGGTTCTTGGCGCAGGGTTTGTATATGCCGTCCATCACTGGCGAGGTTCTTGGTGAGATTGCCATTGCCGTTGATTGCTCTGGCTCTATCGGTCAGCGTGAACTCAATGAGTTTGCTACTGAAATCAAAGCCATGAAGGAAGATGGCAAC